TTAGCGTGTGGAGTCCGCCAGGCATTCAAGGGCGAACTGCACAGGGTACGGGGCGGCGCGGTAGCCCTCGCTCGACTCATCGGCCAAGTAATAACGCATCACCCGCTCGCCGATCCCGAGCATCTGTGCAGCCTGGCGCTGCGTGACGCCGGCTGCGTCCAACAACCCGCGCAGGTAGCGCGGGTCCGGGTTGTGGCGGGAGGCGTCTACCGCAAACACTGCCCAGGGCAGTGACCGAAAGCCCCGCATCGCGGGGCTTATCATTCGTAACGCGCTACACCCTCACCCACAGCCCGCCACTGTTCCTCCGGCTCTCGCGAGTCGGAGCAGATGAACACCTCGACCGTCTGCCCCTCTTTCGGCTCGGCTGGCCGAAGCGCAGCATTCCGAAACGTGGTGCGGCCATCGGTGGTGTAGGAGCTTTCCGAACGATGGAACTCCCAGATGCCGGCCTTGCCGGCCTCGCCCAGCTTTCGCTCCAGGTGGAGGCTCCAACGCGCCTTCAGACGAATGATCAACACGACAACTACCCCCATATCAGATGATCGGGGGCGATTGTACGCGCGAAATACGTGGCTTCCGCTACTCGCGGTCGACCAGCTCGTCTCTCAGAATGGAAATGGCCTGTGGCGCATCAACGACGACACGCATTCGCTCGCCGTATTTGGAGTAGACCCTGACGTGGATACCACCCCGGGCGAGTTGCCGGAGAGCTTCGTCCGGGTCGGCTTTGGGATCTAATTTGAGAGTTAGGCCGGTTCCGTCCCGGCGCTCGAGGATGAGGGGCATGAGGTTCCTCCCTGAGTGGCCCAGGCGCAGTCTAGCAACCCCTCGGCCGAGTCTACTCACCTCCTGGAGGTGATCTATCCGAGTTGTGAACGACCTGCTCATCAGCTCGCGACGCATACCCCATTCCAGGGCGATCGACACCAGCGCCGGGCGTTGCATGCCTCTCCCACGCGCGCGTTTATTTGAAGACGCAAAACGAATGAAAAAAAGCGCGTAAAAATATAGCCAAAAAAACAATACAGATAACAACGAAAAAAATCGAAGAAAAAACAACCGAAAAACAGCAGACAACAAACCGACAACAGAAAAGAAAACAAACGAACAACAAAAAGAAAACAAGCAGACAACAGAAAGGAAAACAAACAAAGATTTTTAACGAAAAAATCTGCGAACTAAAAAAGTACAAAAGTACGTAAGCACAAAAGGCCAAAACACCCACAAGCATCGCATCCAGTGGTCTCCCAGTGACGTCTCAGTGGTTTTTCTGAGACACCACGCCCCACCAGAAACTAATACTTGACGCTAACTAAATAGGACACTTACCATCCCATGAAACAGCCACGCTAAAGAGAACACTATTAGTGTTCAGGGGTTTTCTTTGCCTAAGATTAGCCCACACCAGAACGGCTCTGATTACCCTTGCGCTTCTCTAGAACGAACTATCATTGAACAGGAGGCGGGGGAAGAAAGGCCGCCGCAACAAAAAGGGCAGAGAGGGTGCGCCTCTCTGCCCTGATGCTAGCGGTGCATGTGACGAAACCAGACGCCATCACTGACTTCACGGAGTAGTGCAACTACCGCAGGCTTCAATGCGACTGTAGCACACCTCTTGTGGATGGGCCGACCTTTCTGGCAACCCAATCACACAGGCGAAGCCCGCCTGGAGGATAGGAAATGAAGCTATTTGAGCTTTTCCTGACTCTCTGCATAGAGATCGTCAGGCTGCTGCAAATGATAAGCAGGATGTAATCCTGACGAATGATGGCTGCCGGCCTGCAGCCTCTCATCCACCCGGAGGCTTGGAACGGCAGGAGTCAAAACAGCCCGCCCAATGCCTCCATTTCCCAGTTCATGATCACCAACTCGCCCGTCACCTCGGCACTGCCCTGCCGCTGGTTGGTATTGCTGTACCGGATATCCAACCGTTCCGTCTGGAAACCGGTGAATACCTCCCGAATGTCAGGGTGGTCATTGATGCTGACCATGACCTTCCCTTTGCACCTGCGCATGAAGTCAGCCATCCGGACATACTCGTCGAAGGGAAAGGCCACGCCGTAGCCTTCGGTGTTCCAATAGGGCGGGTCCATATAGTGAAAGGTGTGCGGCCGGTCGTACCGCTCGGCGCACTCAAGCCACTCCAGATTCTCGACGTATGTGCCAGCCAGGCGCTGCCACGCGGCGGAAAGGTTTTCCTCGATGCGTAACAGGTTGATGGCCGGGCCAGTGGTAGCAGTCCCGAATGTCTGCCCAGACACCTTGCCACCAAACGCATGGTGTTGCAGGTAGAAGAACCTGGCGGCGCGCTGGATGTCCGTCAGCGTTTCCGGCCTAGTCATCTTCTGCCACTCAAATATCTGCCGGCTGGAAAGCGCCCATTTGAACTGACGAACGAACTCCTCCAAGTGGTTTTTCACCACTCGGTAGAGACATACCAGATCGCCATTGATGTCGTTCAGCACCTCGACAGGAGCAGGTACCGGACGAAGGAAGAAGAGTGCAGCGCCACCGGCAAAAACCTCGACGTAGCACTCATGGGGAGGGAACAGGGGAATAAGGCGGTCGGCCAGGCGGCGCTTGCCGCCCATCCAAGGGATGATGGGGTTGGTCATGTTGCAAGCCTTTACTGTATAGATAAACAGGTGCTAGGCTCCGCCGCGCTTCGTGCACGAGGCGGGAGCCTTGGCTGGACTTGCAGGGACGGTCTGCGGGTTCGGCGGCCGGCTTGGGTGCTGGAACACTTGAGCCGGTCGCTCCTTCTTACTGGACTCTCTGCACCTCCTGCCGGCGAATGCAGTCCAGAACCTGGGTTGCACACATCAGCAGTGCCGAGTCGGCGGCATCGAGCGCGCGGCGGAAGTCGTCATTGCTGATCGGTACCGGGCGACCCGGCAGGCGGCACGGGGTCAGGGCGCATTCCGCTCGGGCCGTGGTAGGCGGCTGGGTCGGTGGTTTCGGGGCGCGCGTACAGCCGCCCGAGAGCAGGAGGCACAGCGCCACGCAGCCACTCAGCAACAATCTGGTCATTCGCTCTCAACTCCTCGATGGCTGCGGACTGCTCGGCCGCGGTGCGGGTGATGGTTTGGCCAAGGCGGCGCATATCGCGCTCGATCTCCGTAATGGCGCCGAGCTGGCGTTGCTGCTCGGCCAGGACGTTGCCCTGCAGGTCGATCATCTGTTGGGCGGCCGACAGCTGCTGCTCGGCATTAGCCGCGCGATCGGCCTGCCGATCGATACGGGGTGAGAGCCCCCACCACACCAGACCAGCTCCGATACCCATCAGGAGGGCTCCGCCGATCAGCAATGCCACCAGACGCGCCGACGAGGGCGCCAGGGCGAGCCAGGTCATTTGATTGCCTCCATGGCCATGGCGTAGTTGATGGACCATTTCCGCCGCAGCGCCGAACGCTGCTCAGGCGCACCGTTTGAATAGGCACCGGGGCGCCACGTGCGGAGGTACAGCTCCCAGGCACGACTCACCTCGCCGGCCGGTGGCAGCGGACCCGGATCGGTCCAGAGCAGCAGCCGGGCGAACGCGGCGGCCAGGATGTCGTCGTGCTCCATCGCCGTATGGACCGCCCCTGCATCGGGCTGGACGCCGCGAGCGGCGCAGACAGCCAACGCATGCTGACGGCTGGCAGTGTGAATCAGCACGCCGGCCACGCCACCGCCACGCTCGAACTGCCACAGGCCACGCGCGGGGCCAGTGGGCCATTGCCGGCGGCGCTGGTCGGGGTCTTCCTGCCGAGTGATCGCCAGCAACATCAGATCGGCCAGCGGGCCGGACATGCGAGCAGGCAACAGCGCGAGAGCAGGCGCAATCGCCCGCTCACGGATTTCAGTGAGGGTCATAGGGTCTCCAGAAACGAAAAACCCGCCGAAGCGGGTGGTGAGCGAGAACTACTGGAACAGGACGGTATTGCTACCAACCACGAATGGGTTGGCGATGGCAGGCTCGCAGTAGTACACCTGGCCGACGTTGGCCCCGTACGTACCACCATGCCTCAATTGCGATTTAGGGATAGTCAGGCCGTTGATTTTCAGGGACGCGAACGGCAGCGAGTTGACCGTAGGCCAGTTGGTTGTGCTACCGCGTACCACGAGATAGAACGAGTCCGGTGCGGAGTTACCCGGCTGCGTGTAGGCCAGCGCCATCATCTCGCCGAGCCCACCAGGATTTGGAGCGCCGCCAGGGTATACCGTCATCCCCACCGGGTTGAGCGTACCAGTCGCGCCGTAGTCGATCTCGATGTTGTAGCCCCATGCCCCGTAGCTCGGCGGCGTGCTGGCGATCGTGATTACTCCGCCCTGGCGCGAGGGATACCCCGCAACGATGCCTGGAATCATGCCGGCACCGTTTGACCGATCAGGTCCCATGTATCAGTGCCGATCTTTTTTAACGTGCATGTCATGTTGTTGGTCAGCACCAGGGTTCCGCCAGATGGCGCGTTGATCGTCACCCCGGATGCGGCAACGATGGTCAGGTTCGCATTGGCTGCCCGTCGGATGTGGATTTCCGAGCCAATCGGATACGCCACGCTGGCGTTGGTCGGAACCGTGCAGGTGGCATTCGACCCAGCGGTGAATCGCTGATACGTGCCGGCGTCAGCCAGCGCAAACGTTTTGCTGGTGGCGCTGACCGTAACCAGCGGCGACAGTCCGTAGGAATTGACGATGCCGGTTATGTCCACACCAGCGGCGGTAGTAGCGAGCCGGGTATTCCCCTGGTGCAGGAGCTGTACTGGGCCGCCTGCACTATTCAACCTGGTCGCACCAGTTCCTACGTTCAACAGGTCCAGCGTACCGTTCACGCCAGCGTTGCGTAGCAATCTGCCGGAGTAGTCGGTGTTGGTATCATCGGCATGTAAATCGACGAACGACGCTCTATCGCCACTGGCGTTGATACCCAGCTCAAGCGCATTGGCGCCGATCTGGTTGTTTCCGATTACAGAACCAGCACTGGCTGTGATGGTGGTGAATGTCTGTGCCGCACTCCAAGTGTTCGCCGTATTCAACTTGCCTACGGCGTTTCCGCTTGTCCCAACCACCAGGTTCCCGTTGTGCCACAACTCCGCCCAGGCATAGTTTCCGGTGCCATAGTAGTTACCAATCCACGCGCGCTTGTTCGCGGCGCTGGCGGAATTCGCAATGACGAAATACTGGGTGGCGGAAACGCTGGACCAAGCGGAAACCAAGAGCTGGTTATTGCCGGACCCCGGCGGTGCATTGGCGCTGGCCGGCGACACACCATCGCCCGTTGCAAGATATACCCCGGTCGGACGATAGGCAGCGAAGTCGGTGATATACAGCGGGTTGCTGCTGTTGTAGGTCGTCGGAATGCGAGCGCCGCACCCAAACGCACCACGCAACAGCACGCTCCCAACTGTCTCATCCATGGGGCCCGTCTGTTTGACCAGATCGTTCGTCCTCCACAGTCGCTCACTGGTCGTGTCGGTCGCGGACGTGGTGGCATCGCGGGTGACGGAGGTGGCTAGCCCAAGCGCCGCTCGCGCCTCCGGCGCATCAGCGGTACCAATCAATTGCCGACCGTACACGGTCAGGCTGGTGAGCGCGTAGGCATCAGAGCCAGTCGAGTAGATCGTCTGGTTGGCGGACGAGTTGAGGGCAGCCAGGGCGGTCAGCGTGGCGTCCAGCGGCTGTCGGTTGTCGAGCTGCGCCTGGATCTTCCCCAGCGCCTGGAGGATCGTATCCGTCGCCGTGATCGCCGCGTTGGTCGCCGTCGAGAGCCCCGTCAGCACCACGGAGCGCACAGCGCTGGCCAGGCTCGCCCAGGTTTTGTCACCCCGGTAATACTGCTGGGTGTCGCCGGACGCTACAGGCGGCTCCGCGCCGGCGAGTGTGTCGCCGGCTGGGAGCTGCCGGCGACGGCCGCCGATCCACACCACGGGTTTGCGTTGCGCCATTTTTAGAGCACCACGTAGCCGTCGTCTTCGGTGATCAGTTCGGTGGCAGATTTCGCCACGCCCAGGTACTGGCTGATCTTGTTCACGTTCGCCTCGTCAGCCTCATCGAGCGGGACAGCGATCACCCCGCCGGCCGTGCCGAGCCAGTAGCGCCCGCCAACGGTCAGCCCGGTGAGGGCGGCGTTGACCGCATCGAGCGGGTAGACGGTGGCAGGCTGGCCCAGAGCGACCTCCTCCAGGACAAACCCATCGGCGGCCCGACCGTTGCTGTTGTCGGCCAGCCGCACAGAGAACGCACCGCCGTCGTCATGGAACTGGACGTATTTGCCAGCACCGAGCAGCTCGCTGGCGGTGGCCTGGTTGGTGTTGGCGCCGACCCCTGTCGGCAGCACGCTGTCATCCAGCCGACCGTCCGGGCCCAGGGCGACGATCTCGCCGGCATTGGCGGCGCCGGCACTGATGACGGTGGCCAGAATCTGCTGGGTGCGGCCCGCGATGCGAGCCAAAAAACCTTGAGCCATGGTGCTACTCCAGTTGGATAGGGGGTTGTAGGTCCAGAGTGATGCGGGTGGCCGACATCGCTGCGCCGAGCAGCACGTCATAGCCGTCAGCCGGTGGAATTTGGGTCAGGTCGCCATTGGTCCCGAGCCACACGGGCCCGGGCGTCCAGGTCCAGCTGTTGTCCTCGATGACGCCAGTGCGCTGGACGTTGACGGGGATACCCGGGTCGGCAGCCGTCAGGGTGATGCCGAGCAACAGGTCGATATGCGCCGCATCCCGGTAGTCGAGGATGCGCACCACGCCGTCCAGCTCGTACACCACGCGCAGGGCGCTGAGCACCTCGCCCGCGAGCCGCTGCAACGAGGTGCCGCCCTCCGGGCCGGGCTCACCGGCAGGCCCTGGCGGGCCCTGTTCGCCGAGGGTTAGCAGCTCGACCACCGGCTGCTCAAGCGCCACGCAGTACTCGCGTGTTATCTCGGCGGTCTCGACGTCACGCACCTCCAGCACCGCCAGGTAGTTCTGATCGGTCTGGACTGTCATAGGGCGCGGCCCTGGTAGTAACGGATGACGTCGCCATTCACGAACTGCACGTCCATGACGTAGGTGTCACCGGTACGCAGCAGGGCGGACTGCGCCGGGGTCAGAGCGCGCTCAATCGAGCCTGGCCCCACCTCCGTCAGCCCATCGCCGAGCGTGAGCGTCAGCACCACCACACTGCCCCGCGCAAACGTCATCACCACGCCGGCACCGGTGAGATCGACCGGCAGCAGGTAGACCAGCTCGCCACCAGACGGTGCCAGCCCGGTGGCGGACAGGTCGTTGATTTCCAGGGTATCGGGGTCGATCACGGTGGCGCGGTGCGGGGCCTGCCGCCTCGGCTCTCTGTTGAGGTCAGGCATGCCGACGACGCCGCGCGCCCAGACGGCCCAGGCCGTGTCCAACCCATGGCCGGGCACGGTCAGACGCAGTGGCGCGCCAGCCGCGGCAGTGATCGGTCGGTAGGCATAGGCCGGCTGCATCAGCCGCACGGTGTCGCGGTAGGTTGTTCCGGGAATGATCTCTAGATCGATCGCCGCTGGTTTCATGGATGCTCCGGGCATAAAAAAGCCCGCACGCGGCGGGCTTCGAATTCGAGAATGAATTAGCTGAACGTGATCTTGTTGCGCCCGGCAGCAAATGGATTGGGCGATACCGAGAACCAGCCAAATGCGGAGATATCATCGCCATAGCCGATGATTTCCAGATCGGCCTTGTTAAACGTGGTCGTGCCGATCGTCAGCGTATCGAAGGGCAACGAAGCCACGTCAGGCCAAACCTCATAGTTCCCACTGACACGGAGTTCCAGGTTTCCGTAGTAGGGATAGTCATCCCCCCACGCCAGCGCCAGAATCTGGCCGTTACCTCCCAGGGTACCGTCCGGATAGACCGTCGCCCCGGCCGGAGAAATCGATCCGACCCCGAAGCTGGGCGAGAACCCCCAGACCGGGCCGCTACCTGGAGACGTGATGACAATGCCCTCCAGAGCGACCACTCGCTCGGTCAGGTCTGCCACTGCGGTCTCCAGAGTCTCGATACGCAGCAGCAGGCTGGTCAGCACCCCCGCCGTGAGCGAGCAGTAGATGACGCTGCCCTCCGGCCATTCCTGGTCATCGGTCAGTTCCTGGCCACGGGCCAGCTCGGCAACGCCGCCAGTGACCACCGCAGTGACGATTTCCCAGCGCGTTGCAGAGGCTGGCCAGTCAGCGAGGGTCAGCCGGTAGGTGCCATCCGGCAAATCCAGATCAGCCGAGGTCGCCCCGGCCGCCAGGGCGATGGCCTGGCTCCAGTTGTTCACAAAGTTCATGGTTGTCCTCAGATCAAACCCAGCAGACGGGCTCCAGCTCGCGGGCGAGCTGCGCCGTTACCGGGCAACGGCTGGCATAGGCAAATTCGGTGAATGTTCCGGAGGTGCTGGATATCTCCCGGACCAGTTCGTCCAGGGTGACCGCGCCGGTGGGCGTGGCGACATCCGGGTGGTACACGTAGCGCTGCAACGTATCGCCGACCGCCTGCGGGCGCTCCCAGCGGCACAGGCCGAACAGCTGGTTGGCATAGCGATACGGGCAGACCTGCAGTAGGCGCAACGTGTTGGGCGTGTACGCCCAGGGGTACAGCGCGCCGGACGCGCCCAGGTTGGTCGCCACGCCGGCCTGGGTATCCGCAGCAAACAGGCTGACTGCATGCTGGCTGCCCAGCACGTTGGATCCGGGGTCGGTCACTACACCGGAGTCCTCGATGTAGGACCCCGGCGTGTAGTCGGACCGATAGGCGTAGGTCAGCGTGGTCGGGTCGTTGCCGTTGATCGCGTACTGCTCGCTCGACGTCTCGCTGATGGAGATCGCGTAGCTGGCCACAGGAACCGCGTCCACGTTGACGGTCAGCGTCCAGGTGCTGCTCCAGGCCTCCTCGCAATCCCAGGTACCGGTGACCGGCACGCCGGCGCCAAACTCCGTTGGCCCCGTATGCACCACCGGCGCCGAGAGGCTGTATTCCGTGACGGCCAACTCGTCCAGCGTGACCTCATGCCGCACGCCCGTGGCATCGTAAAACATGCCGACCACATAGCCGGTGAACCCATACTCCTCGGTACCCGACACGATGTTGTGCCGGACCAGCAGAGTCCAATCGATGCCCACCGGCTGCGTTTGCGTGATGCTGGACGTGCCATCGGGGTTTGAGGCCCGGTAGTAGTTGTCCTCTGCCAGGTCGAACCAGCTCCGCACCGGCGTTCCCAACGTCTGTTCGCGGGTTTTGAGCACCGTCACGGCGATCTCGCATTCCGCGCCAAGCCCGGCCAGCGTCACCTCCAGCCAGCCAACCGGGCGCCGCCGCCAGAACTGGCGGTGCACCTGGTTGAACTGCACGCTCACCTCATACACCGCCGCAGCCCCGGTGGGGTGTGAGTGGTACAGGGTGACGAACGTCCCGGACGTGCCGCTGATTGCTGGGGTGGATTGCCCCATGTTAGGCACGTCCACCGAGTAGGTATGCACGAGCGCCGGACGCCCGAACGCCCCGTACCGACTCAGCGTCACCGTGGCAGTGCCGCCGATGGTCGGTATCTCGTGGAGGTTGATGCGGACCAGCCAGCGCTCGCCGGCCGGATCGATGTAGATCCACCCGCCCAGCGGCTGGCCGTACAGGTTGCCGCCCGCCAGGATGGCCTGGGTCCACCACTCGCGCCCTGCAGCCTCGTCTGCTGCCGCCTCCTCCGGCGTACGCGTGACACCCGGCGCATCGGGGTGGGCGAGCAGCGCAGTACTGCCGCGCAGCCAGGGGTCGCCGGCAGGCGCCGGTTGCGGATACGGCATGGTGGCGGCATTGGGTAGCGTCAGGACGCCGCCCTTGACCAGGCCGTGCCAGGCCGTGCCGTACGGGCCAACGGGACGGCTCAGATTCAGAGATAACGCGTCGGTCATTCCGCTGGTGGCTCCGCGAATTCGATCACTACAGGCGAGCCATTGGCGTCCCGCATCGTGAGTTTTTTCAGCGCCTGCACGTCGAGCGTCAGGATGCCATCGCTGCTGGTGAGCGTGGACGTGGCGTAGTACTCGCGGGCAATCACAGCGCCAGGGCCGGTTGCCCCCTCGGTCAGCGGGCTGGCGATTCCGGCAGTTCCGCCGGACGGTGCCTGGTACACCCCTCGCCCTCGCTGGACATCCACCCCACCGCGCGGCGTCAGGGTAGGCAACGATTTACGCGGCCGAGGCGGGTCCACGATGCTGTTGATGTCCTCGACGGTCTTACGTCCCGTGCGGTTGGCTTCCATCGCCGGCCCCAACGCTCGACGTGCTGTCTCATTGGTCCGGCCAAGCGCGCGGCGTGCAGCCTCGTTCGCCGCACCATTGGCGCGGCGCTCATCTCCAAGTGCCATGTCATAGCTCCAGTTGATCGTTGGGGACGCCGACCCGGTAGAGCACGTTGCGGGTGGCGGTTCGCTCGTCGCGGTATTCGGCGGGAATATCTCGCGCATCGACATCAATGCGCCGCGGGAACGACACGGCCGTTGCATCATCGGCCAAGGAGTAGTTACCGGAGAATCCGTCCCTCTCGTCGTCATACGGCGGAATCGGGTTGCCGTCCGGGTCGAACACGCGCCCACCCAGCTGGGTAGGCAATCCGGCACCCGGCCCTTCCAGTGGCGGCAGGCTGGTATCCGGCGCAGAGGGCACAGTCAGAGGGTCGCTGACACCACCGCCCCGCATTACGGCGATCGTCAGCGTGCTAACCGCCTCGCCGCTTTCCAGGTCGAAGCTGTCCCGGATGCGAACACACTTACCGAGTGCCTTGGCACCCTGGTCGTCCAACTGCAACGTGTGCACCAGATCGACTCCTAGCGCCATGCTGGTCGGCACCGACCAGCTCACTAGGCTGCCTCGATGCGCCGATATGATCTTGGCCTCGGCCCGACGGAGCACACAGATCAACGCGGCCTGACGACGCGCCTCATCACTCAGGTCTTCGACACTGCTATCACCTGACGGGTCCTCTTCCAGCGATCCATCCCACTCCTCGGCGCGGTCGTCCTCGATATCGAGGCTGACGCTTTCACGCGCTACGGTTCGAGTTCCCTCCACCTCGCCCGCCGGAGTGGCCAGCGCGAGGTTGTAGGTCTCGGTCACCGATTGCGTCCAGCGGCGACCACCTATCACCCCGACGGCCAGCCAGAGATCGTCGAACGTGTTGATCCATGGGTTACCGTCGCCGCAGGGGTCGGACATGGAGAGCGGCAGCTTGAAGCCTCCAACCGATCCGATGATGACCATGCCAGCCCCAGTCACCGCCGACTCGATCATGTCGGTGGTCGGCAGCTCCGTCGACCAGGGTCGCCAATGGCAGAATCCCTGAATGCCGCTGAATCCACCCATCCCCGGATGGACCCAACCGAAGCTCTGGTTGAACTGCCACAACCGCGGATACCGGTAGTTGATTTCCAGCTCGACGCGGTTGGTCACCGTGTCTAGGCTCGGCAAATCCAACGCCAGGCTCTGATACAACGTCGTGCCAGCACCGAACACGAAATGCGGCTGCGCCGCGTACCAGCTGGTCACTCTCATGTCGCCGTATGGTGAGCAATCGAGACTGGCTGTTCGGGTACTCAGGCGTTCCTGGGCATAGTCCCAATGACTCCGCCCCTGCACGGGCTCGAACACGTCGGCCGACCAATGCCCACCGACCAACGCATCGATCTCCGCGACGCTCAGGGCCTCCGTCCGTTGCTGCAGGCGATCGCTGCATTCACAGCTGAGCAGCCTGGTCACGGGGTTCCATACCGGCTCCGTAAGACGGCCACTGAAACGTCTCCCCACCGCCGTAATACCAGCCGACACGCTGATGTACTCAAGAACCACTGCTTTACCAGCCCAGTCACTGGGCACAACGGTCGTTCCCGGCGGCATGAACAGATCGAAACCGCTTACTGCGGCAGCGCCCTCTTCCCTGTCGACATCTACCGTACCTGCCAATCGTTCAGTCACGTCCTGACCGTCAATCAGCAGCCGCAACCGCCAGGTGAATGCGAAACCACGAACCACATAGACCGGCTCTTCCTGGCCACCACCAAGGCTATTCAGCGGCAAGGCATTCAGAGGAAAACCGTTGAGCATCTACGCCTCTTCCCAGGTAATGGACCAACCGTGCGCGTTGTTGCTGACGCTCAGCGAGCGCTGTGCGGGCTCTGCGAACACCGAATACACAGGCAGCCAGCACGCCCGATACAGCGAGGCGCCGGCCACCGGCGTGATCGACATGACGCCATCGACCGTGCTGGCCGCAGCCAACACCCAGTCCTTGCCAACCAGCGCCTCGGCCCAGGGCGTGACGTCCGGGCGGGGGGTGCTGGTGAGGGTGTAGCTGGTGGCCGTACCGACGATGCTCTCCGTCTGGGTGCTGCGCAGTTCGAGGGGCTGGTTGTAGTCCAGCCCTGCGAGCCCAGGCGGCATCCAGCCGGAGCCGGAAATGCTGCCGGATTCCTTGCGCCAGTGCGTCATCTTCACGCCAGCGCCATCACTCAAACGCAGCACGGTGGAGCCGCCGATTGGCTGAGCGCTTTCGTCAGGCAGGCCGGCGTGCGGATGAATCGGCACACCGCCGAGCATCGGCATGGGAAACGACATGAGGGGTCTCCATCAACGTTGCGTGCGGCCGAATTTGGTGGCGGCTCGGCGCACTGTTTTTTCGAACGAATCACGGCGCATCAGGACTTCCAGCGTGTCGTTACCGACGCCGAGCTGGACGGTGCCGAAGTCGGGAAAGCTCGGACCGTCCAGTTGTTGCTGGAGGGCAGGTGCAAGCACCGGGATGCTGGGCAAGGTACGCGGCGCCACAATGCCACCTGTGCTGTAACCACGTAGACCGCGCCGCATGGCCTCGACCACCGCCACACCGCCAGCGCGGGCGATATCAAACTGCGACCAGACCACCTCGCCCCTGTGCACTACACCGGCAGGCTCGTAGAGGCCACCGGGGCCGGTATAGCCGCCTCCGTAGTAACCCGGCACCTCGCCAGCGCCGCCGATCGCAGTAACCATAGAGAGCGTCAGCGGCACCACCGACATCTTCTTGAGCTGCTCAATAAACGCGCCGAACTCTTGCAGAACGTCGGATTTAGATACTTCGTCGAGCTTGCTTTCAACAGACACTGGTGGTGCATCTGGCGATGGCCCGAGTGGCCGCAAGAGGGCCGGCACCACAGGAATTTCGCTATCCTGTGCCGCCACACTTTTGACGACGATATCCGCGTCAACAGGCAAATTGGTGAAGCTGCTCTGTCCATCCTGACGGATACCCTTGGGCAACACATCAACCTCCACAGCGGGCAAGTTGGTGAAACTATTCGGGCCGGCTTCGCGCACGCCTTTCGGAGTAATTTCCACTTCGGCCGCAGGCAAGTTCGTCCAACTATTGGGGCCGTCCTGGCGGATCGTTACCGGGGCCACCGGCGCCTTCACAGGCGGCAATGCAGCCTCGGTTGCAGCATCCTGTACTATGCCGCTGGGTTTTACGGGAGCAGAGACCGGCGCGGTAGTACTGGGAGGCGTTGAACCTGGCGGCAACATTGGCGCATGCCATTCGGTCGAAGAGGTTTCAGATACAGGCGACGTGCGAGGCCGGATGACGAACGACTCGCCAATCATCGCAGCCCAACGCTTCATCTTCTCCGTTTCCTCGGCAAGCGCGGCATCGTCGATGGTCGGGCTAAGCTTGAAGTTCTTCAGGTCTTCAAACTCTTTCTTCAGCTCGCGCACCTTGTCGATCTCGGCTTTCCTTGCCGCCTCGGCACTGGCCAGTATGGCTTTATCCGCCGCCTCCTCAATCCCCTGCAGGCCCTTGATGAAGCCCTCAAAGCCATAGGTATTCTCGCCGGCTTCAGCCAGTTTCATCAGCATTTCAAGTGACTGCTGAGCCAACTTCTTAGCCCGCTCGGCGTCACCGGCGCTCAAGGCCTGGGCGGCAGCAACTCGCAGAGCAGAGGCATTTCCGAAGCTGTCAGGACCTATTGCTCCAGCCCCCAACTTCTGCAGCGCGTCACGATAGCGCTTGGTGGTTTCCAGCTGCGCGTCCTGCGCCTTCTTCAATTTGGCGTTCGCTCGATTCTGCGCCGCCACCTGATCGTTAACAGCGGTCTTGAATGCGTTTGTCAGGGACTCCTGTTCTTTACCGAATTCTGCGGCATAGGTGCGGAAAGCAGCCAAGCGCCGCTCTTCGATTATCTCGGATTCCGTGCGCGCCAATCCTTCGGCATCTGTCAGATTCTCCAGGGCATCAGTGGCATCATTACTGAATTTCCAATACGCATCAGCAGCGGAGGCAAATGCTCCTGCACCAGGAAGCAGCGTTCCAAGGCCTTTGCCACCGGCGAGAAGCGCATTACCAAGTAATTCTAGGGCCCGGCTATTCTTGCCATCGGCAACATCACTAATCGCATCAGAAACCTTGTCCAGCTGCTCAGTGGCTGCTGCCGAGGCGCCCGTGATCTTGTCAATTGCTCCAATCAGCTTGTCAACAGATTGCGAGAACGTTCCAGCAGCATCCGCTCCGGTAACTCGCATGGCGTCGGCAAGACCAAGCAGTGACTCTGACTGGGAAGCGAACGCAGTTACCACGCGTTCCGTGGTCAGTTCGCCAGCATTAGCAAGGCGGATCAGCTCGGAGCGACTTACCCCAAGCCCCTTCTGTAGCGCATCAGTGAGCGCAGTAGAATTCTCAAGTATTGCGTTGAAAGCGTCGCCGCGGATGACGCCGGTCTGCAAACCCTTCGTGAACTGGTTTATCACAGCCGCGGCCCGCTCGCCTTTCACACTGTTGGCAACAAGGCCTGCGGATAGAGCGCCAACCAGATCGGTAGTCTGGGCTGCCGAGAAGCCCATCTCCTGAAGCGGACCAACAGCACGCAGAAACAGTTCGCTCGTTTGTTCGATCGGAATTCGTACACGCCTGGAGATATCCTCAAGCCTGGACTGCGCCAGCGTGTACTGCTCTTGAACCGGCAGCGCATTGCGCATGCGATCTTCCAGCTCACCAACAGCATCAGCAGCGCTGAAATAGAAACCGGCGATCCGCTGCAACGTGTAGGCCGCAGCGGTAATAGCAGCGATTCGCGCAGTGATAGCCGCTACCCCGCCGCTACCAGCATCCTCTCCAGCAGTCAGCTCCTTGATCTGCTGCTGGGTCCGAAGAAGCGCCGCCTGGTAGCGGTTCTCGGCGGCGATACGCTCGGTGGCTGACATTTGGCCGGACCGGGCCAGGCGTTGATAGTCGGTGCGCAGAGTCACCAGTTGCTCACGCAAGGCGCGCAGGCGGCTGACACCAAAGGTATCGAGGGCGCGGGTTATCGCCGCATCCGCCTGACCCTGCCCCATGGCGCCCACTAACGACGACTGCAAGCGCTGCTGCTCGGCAGCCAGGTTGCGGACATCAACACCGGCAGCCTTCAGTTCTGCACGCTGTTCGCGGACCTTGGCCTTCTGACGGTCGAATTCACTAGTAGCACTCGCCAGTGTGCGCTGAGCCTTGGCATAAGCGCGATCAAGCTCTCGTACCGGCTGCCCGGCCTGCTCAATAGCACGCTTCAAATCATCTACCCGGCGCCTGGCTTCGAAGTAGGCACTCGTGGCGGCTTTGGCATTCTCCGTGGTTTTCTGCAAGGCATCTATCTGGCGCAGAGGCTTCTGGATAGCCTTGACCAAGTCCTGATATTCCTTGCGGAAGCCGCCAACGGCGCTGGTAGCTTCGGCAGTGTCCGCCGACAGCTTCACCTCGAACTCAGCCATGGATTATTCCTTCAGGCAGCGCTTGAACAAACGCCACGGATAATTGATCGAATTGGGGTGACCGATACGGCCGAGGGCCGAAATACAAGCCTCCAGATTGCTTAGAAACTCTTCCGAGCTCCCTGAATCCGCCCCAGTGCGCCGAAAAAATCAGGGTTCAGCTCCTTGGCCTTGGCCAGGATCTTGCGCAGATCGCTACCGGTCAGCGTACTTAACTTCGCCTTATCCAGGCCGGCAATTACGGATAAGTCACAGAGGCGGCAGTCCTCGAACAGGAAATTATCCAATTGGTAATGCACCAAATCTTCTTCGGAGGCTTCTTCACCAGGCCATGGGTTGTTAAGCATCACCTGCCGCATCTGCGCCACTGTCAGCTCCGAAACCACCACATCCCAGGCAGAATCACCTTTGCCGACCGTTACAACCGCTTTACCAGATGCATCGCTCATGTATTTCTCCAGACAATAAAAAACCCGCCGAAGCGGGTTGTCTTGTACAACTAAGAATTACATCGAAAGATCAGACCCAACCCACTCATCTTTGGCCGGGAAACCTTCGACGGTTATTGAAAATGGTGTGCGTACCATAGCACCGAAGGTGTTTTGCGAATCTACATAGCTCTGTACTCGGAACTTGCATTTATCTATCGCACTGATCCGGACTGATGATGTGCTTGATACAGGGAATTTTGCAGTACTAGGTGCTTTCAAATTCCTCTCAATGATCCGCTGAGCTGCACCATATGCCCGGGATTCACTGCAAGTGAATTCAGGCTTTCCACAGCCCCCAAGAAGCACCAACCAGAACATAACAAGCACAACGCGAAGCATCAGGCCTCCCTCCCTGTTGAATAAAGAGGGACTGTAGCAGCCAAACGCTAGCGCCGAAACCCGGCCCGGCATAGCCGGGTTCAGTCGTGACGGCAGGCTTCACGCCAAACGGGCGACATCCGCCAGCACATAGCCCCAGGGCCGCGACCCGCCACCCTTGGCCGGCAAGCGCACGCGCTTATAGCCGAGCAGTTGCAGGCACTGGCCGACCGCCGATTGCGTGCCCCGGTCGTTGACCAGGCCCAACGCCTCTATCACCTGCTGCGAGCCGAAGCCCTGGGGCCAGTCGTTGGCCACCAGGTGACTGCGAATGCGCTGCTGCAGTTCGTATTGCACCCGCTTGGCGGTGGGCAGGTCCGGGCCGTCCAGCCACTCGCTGGCCCCCAGCTCGGCCGCAAGGTCGATGCCGGTGGCACGCTGCGCGGCCTGGTTGGCGCGGGTGGCCGCCAGGCGACGGGCCATGCCCATGCTGCGCGCGGTACCGAACAGGGCGCGGAACACCCGGCCGGCACTGACAATCTGGTCCGCCTCCACGTGCGCCGACATCGGCGCCGAGGCCGGCTCAGCCTCGACCGGCGGCATCACGTAGGCACCGTGCTTGCGGATGGACGGCAACACCTCGGCGGTGACCCATTTCTTGAAGCGCTTGGCCGAGGCCTTGCGGCTGCGCAGGATGGCCGAATACAGACCGGATTCGTTGATGATCAGCATTTCCTGATCACCAGAGGGGGTACGCACAATCTGCGTACCCCTCTCGTCTTCATCAAGCGAGCGCGTCATATCGCTCGCCATTCGGTATTCAAGGGACAGGGCTACATCCGCCGCAACCCACCACGGCTCACCCTCCACCAGCACTACCCGCACGGCGGCGCCATCGAACGAGAACTCCAACGGCAGGCTCATGACCGGGCCTCCATCATGCCGCTCACCGAGGCGTTGACCAGCGCCAGGGTGCTTTCCAGCAGATACACCACCGCCCAGGGCTGCTGCTCATCGCCCTGGATGGCCAGGTCGCGGGCACCTTCCAGCGCAACGCCCAGCAGGGCGGAGGCGTGCTCCAGGGCATCCAGCACCGGCACACCGGGCTGCACGGAGAACAGAGTGGAGAACCCCGGCACGCTCGCGGCCTTGGCAGGGGCGCTGGGAGTAACGATCTTCGGGTGAAGCGGAACGGGCTTGAGCATGATGGAACTCCTCTGACTGTTGGAGTTCGCCGCCATCGTGACCAAACAATGGAGGCGAACCGTGCGCGGGTTGGTCAACCGGGGTCAGAGGTACCCGGCCGGGCCGAAGCCCGCCCACGCACGGCCCGCCATAACGCGGGCACAAAAAAACGCCTTTCGGCGCCGTGCGCCTCTGAACTCTTCGGGTGACCAAACCCGGCCGCTGAATTGGCAGCGGCACGGGCAAGTTAAACCCCGAACCGGCTGCGCGTCAACGGTATAGTGATACTGTACCTAGTGCCCTCGACACTTCCGTCACGCAAGGAGAAGCCATGAAGCTAGACCGGGAAGTCCAACTCACCATTCTGAAAGCGCTCGCTGAGGTGTATCCTGGAACCACTCGTGATGTCTTGAAAGAGAAAGGTATCCGACACAACATCGGCCTCGCCAACCTCGCCTACCTCGTTGAGCACAGGCTGGTCTCCGCCAGGCTTTCCACTACTAACGGACGAGACTTAACTCCCGGCAATAGCCAAAAGATCACAGCAGCAGGCCTGGACTTCCTCGCCGACGATGGCGGCGTCAGCGCCATTCTCGGCACCGTCACCGTCAAGTTCCACGAAGAGTCGCTGAAGCAGATGATCGAGCTTCGCTTAAGCGAGGCGCAGCTTCCCACGGAAGAGAAGCATCGCCTGCTTCAATCTGTGCGAGAACTTCCCGCCGACTCCATAAAACACCTGACAACGCGACTACTGGACCTGGGCATGGACAATCTGCCCCGAGCAGTCGAGTTAATTCGTACAGTCCTAACGTGACACCGCCCGGCCCTTCTTCTTCCCCGGCACGCTCCAGCACGGCGTAACCAAGCGGGCCGCCGCCCTTTCGGCTCGCCAGGGACAGGCACAAGGTCTGCTCCGTGCGGCCGGCGATGTAGAGGAAGGCCTCGGTTGCATCCGGTGCAGCGCGACCGGACAAAAAGACCATACGCAGTGCTGACTGGCTGATCGTTGTCATTGCGCCCCCTCTGGACAGCAGTGAAAGGGCGCGCACAGTGTGCGCGTCCTTTGTCGAAACGCCCTTACGCCGCGACCGGCTTCTCCTTCAGGATCTTCATGTACGGCGACAGGCCAGGGCCTTGGCGGGCCGGATCGGCCAGCACTTCACAGCTCACGTTGAAGCCCATGAAGTCCTCGACGTTGATCCAGCTCAGGCTCTCCACCAGGTCGAACGAGCAACGGTAGTACAGGTTGTTCGTGCGCTTCTGCGTGCCGACGGCGTTCACGCCCTCGAACAGCAGCTCCAGCTCGATACCGGTATTGGCCAGCGGCTGGATCTCGTCGACGAGGGCGCTGGTGTAGTCCACCTCGATGAGGTAGTCACCGGATGCGGCCTCGATGGCGGTGGCGAGGGCACTGCCGGGCAGCGGCTCGGGGCCGGAACCGGTCAGGCGCCAGTCGATGTCCTCTTCGAACTCGACCAGGCCGGTCGCCGCGTCGGTGACCTTGGTAATGCTCAGCGGCATCTTCGCCAGCATGCTGGTATTGCCCACTTCGGCGATCACTTGCTCACCGGTAACTGGAGCCGACGGCAGTTCGGTGACGTTCGCCCACAGGAAGCGGGCATAGTTCGCGCTGAAGAACTCTCGGAAGTTGAACGACAACGTCATGGCCGTGACGCGGCTGAACTTGTCGTAGTTGCCGCCAGCCACGGTCATGGTATTGGGCAGCACGATTTTGTTGACCTCATGGGCCTGCTCCATGGTGGAGCCCAGGCCCATCGGCACGAACGGGCGGCCGGTGCCGGCGAGGCGACATTTGACCTGACCGGCGATGATGGCGGTTTCTTTTACCCAAGCCATGATCAAGCCTCCTTAACAGTGCCCGCCACCTTGCCAAGCTGGATCAGCCAGGCTTTCTGGTGGGGCCAGACGTTGATGGTTTCACCGGCGGCGCGCAGCTTGCCGGCATGCTCGTGTTCTTTCAGGAGCACGACAGCCTCTCGCGACGGCTTTTCGACAACAGCCTCCCGCGACGGCTGTTCGGAGTTCTTCTTCGTCGTCATGGATTACCTCTGATCGGCCTAGGCGTTGGGGTGCCTGGCCTGGATAACGGTTTGAATGTGGACCGGAATGGCAACGGTGGCGACCATCAGCCCATCGCCTGGCGGGAAGGACTGCGATGCGCCAACGCTCACCGACAGCACGCCGCGCGGCATCCAGTCATGGAACACGCCGGCCAACGGAATCAGGCACTGGAGGAGGTCGTGCTCGAGGTCGTCGAGCGCATCCTCGTAGTCGTCCAGACCGACCTCGACGGCCGCCACCAACATGAACCCCGGCGAGACCTTGATCGCACCAGGGCCTGGTTGCGGCTCCCTGGCCCGGCCCTTCTGGACCACCACCAGGGGATAGCCGACACCCTCCTGCTTGATCACCTCATTGAACCAACCGCTACGGACGTTTCCGCCGAGGTTGGTGCGATACCCGTTCGCCGGCTGGATCGTGCCCAGCCGGGCAAGGAGCGCCTTGCGGCACTCGGTCAGGATGTTGGGTTTCATCGTTGCTCCGTACAGGCGGCAGTGAGCATGTGGCAGTCGTCTTCGATCAGTTCGTCGACGACGTACCGGCGCCGGCCCACGCAGAACTGGCCGCCGCGATCAACGGTGGCGAGCTGCGCCTTGCGCCAGGTAATGCCCACCGCAGCCCCCTGGAAGGCCCCATCGGGGCCAACACGTTGGAGGTTGCGGTCGATGATGACCTGGACCTTGTCCGCCACCAGCTTGCCTTGTGGGTTGCGGTAGCTGCCGAGGTCATCCGCCAGCGTGTCCAGGACCATGCGGTCCATGGCTTCGGTCATTTCCGAGAAGCTGGCCATGGTCAGCCTTGCAGCAGGATGTTGACCCGCGGGCGAGTACATAGGTGGAGCGGGTTGGATTGCGCCTCACCGGCTACACCCTTATCGAACTGCATACGCTCCAGCTTGCTGTAGTACGGGACACCGAGGGTGTTCACCGTTTCCATGTAGTTGGCCGGGGCGAAGACCGTCTTGTAGAGATCCGGCACACCGACCGCGGTCAGGTACGCCTCATCATCGCCAACGAACGGCACGCCATTCAGTTTGCCGCGGTACCGCGTCCACAGCACGCCACCGAACTCAAATGCCATCCGGCGATCGCCCCGCAGTGCGCTGGCAGCCTCCCAGGCCAGATAAGGCTCCTTGACCGAGGCGTCCGAGATCAACTTCGACCAGAAGTTCTTCCCGCACCAGGCAATAGCGCCGGTCGAGGTGACGTTGCCCAGTGCGTCCTCTTGCATGTCCAGCGCCACGGCGGCACGGACACTGACATCCACGCTGCCGAACTCCATCGGCAGTCTCTGTTGCTTGATGCCGAAGGTCTGGAACAGATCGACCAGTACCGCACCATCCTTGTTCAGGATCTTGCCCTTGATGGACCCGATGCGCTGGTACTCATGGGTAATGTCGAGCTGCAGGCGGGTTTTGCGAAGCCGCGCATTGACGACGTCCTGTACCCCCTGCAGCTCGGTGCGGCTACCCGTGGCACGGATGCCTTGAATCTCGTCCGCCAGGATGGAGAACGTCTCGGGCAGGTGCACGCAGTTGAACGGAATCTGCTGACGCTTGGGCCCGATCACCACTTGGCCAGGCGCGCCGCGCGGGACGGCAGCGACCAGTTCCAGGACGTCCCCGTCCTTCTCCACCTGCTGGGTGACCGTGGTGCTCCCCTCCTCGGTGAACAGCCCAGACGCAGCAATCTGCCCAGGAACCTCGTGTTCCTCGTTGATGACAACCAGAAGCGAATCAACGCTGAACGCTTCATCCTCGAAAATCGACATCTCAGCCATAGCGGCCTCCAAAAAAGAAAACCCCGCCGAAGCGAGGTGCAGGGGTTATTCAGGCTCAGTGAGGTTCAGGGGCGGATGACGATCCCGAGTGCCAGCAGGTCCGCGCGGCCGGCATCATCCAGGCCGGTGAGGAGCCGCTCGATCACTTCGGCATCCCGCACGACGGCAACCGTGCGGATGTCGTTCAGGGTCGCATCCACGGGGGCGTAGAGAATGCCGCTCGCGGCGCGACGGCCGTCGTCGGTGCCATCGTCGTCGTAGGCCACCCATTCGCCGAGCGCCGCCACCACGTCGATGGTGAACGCGTCGTCGACGGCGAAACCCGTGGCGCCATCCGCCAGGGTGAAGGCCAGGCCTCCACCCGTGAACGCGACACCTACGGTGCCCATGCCAACCTCGGAGCCCAGGGGGTCGGTCAGCGTAAAGGTCCCCCCGTCGGCGCTGGCCGCAGTGATGACCAGGGTGTACTCACCCGTCACCGCCAGGCTATCCACGGTAATGGAGCCCATGGTGCCGTTACCCACATTGCCTGCGGCGGCGGTCGCCACCGCAGCGTTGGCGGCGGTGATCTTCGCGATCAGGGTTCCGGCAGCCAGCTTGCCGGCTCCGGCGGTGATCGTAACTTCCTCACGGCTGCGGGTGCCGTTGGCCTCCGAGAGGAGGAACTCGCCGGAGTGAATGCCTTCGGTTTTGATGGTCATGCGCGCTCTCCTTTCGAGGCAATAGCTCTACGCCTGGCGTAGATGTCGCCAGGGTCGATCGTTTTGGTGGGTGCCGGGAGGTGGTCTTCCAGCGGGGGTTTGTTGTCCAACTCGACCCTGCTGTTGGCAGCCACGATCTTGTCGAACAGTTTCACTCGCACGGCATCGGCATCCAGGCCAGCCTCGATGAATGCCTCGGCCTCGCCGGGCAGCTTCGCCAAGAGGCAGACATCCTTGACTGCCTTGGCCTTCACCACGGCTTCCTTGACCGCCGCCAGGCTCTTCAGGCCCGTCGCCTTGATCAGGACACCGGTGACATTGCTCAGGCCTGCCGCAGCGCACTCGGCCGCCATTTGCGCTGCCAAGGCGACCGGATCGGGTTCCTCGGGCGGAGCGAGGTCTTCCTGCTCCTCCGTCGGCAGGTCATTGGCGATAAGCGCCCGTGCCTGTTCCGGCACGTCCTGGTAGCGGTTCAGGATTTTGACGTTGCCCAACGCGGCCTTGACCTCGACACCGACCAGCACTTCATCGACGAAGCCGAAATCCTTGGCCTCGCTGGCTGTCATCCAGGTGGTGGCTTTGATCTTGGCGAGCAGCTCTTCGTCCGAGAGGGCCAGCGGCCGATGCTTGTAGCAACTGACCATCAGCTCCAGCGTCTTGTCGAGCAGGTCGGCATACGCACGCAGGTCCGCGCTCTCGACGTCCTGGAGCCAGCCGATGTTCGGGTTGTGGATCATGTACAACCCGTTTTCCGCCATCGTGACGCGGTGCGCACCGCTGATGGCCAGCGTTCCGGCGCTGTAACAGGCCCCTACGATACGGCCTTCACAGCGTTCGCCGAGGTCTCGCAGGGCGTTATGGATGGCGATGCCGTCCATCAGGTCCCCGCCTATCGTCGCGATGCTCACCCGAATCCGGGAAACACCGTCGTCCAGGGCCTTGAGATCGCTGACGAACTGGGCGGCAGTGATCCCCCAGTAGCCGATCTCGCCGTAGATCATCACGTCGATGACGCGATTATCGCCTTCGCCCGCGGCACGGATGGCGTACCAGTGTTCCTGCTGCTCCTGTTGCGGGCCCAGGTTCTGGATACGCGGGAAGGCGAGGCAGCGACCGCCCTGCAGGAGCAGGGAAAGGCAGACGCCAAGCCAATACTTGCTTAAGACATTCATCGTTCGTCCTCTTTCTCTACCGCCTCTTTCTGCGTGGCGGTGGTGTAGGTGAGCCCGTACTTCTTCGCCCGGGCGTTGTCCTGGGCGTTCTCTTCGTCGATTTGCTCGGCGTCGTAGCCCGTGCGCAGGACGTGCTCGCTTCTACTGTTCAGGCCGCCGGCGATTTCCTTCAGCTTGCCGTCGACGTCCTGAACCGGATGGATGTAGGGCCACCCCTGCGGCACCCAGCGCGTGCGTTGGTAGTCGCGGCGGCGCATGGGGTAATCCGGCAACGCAAGCGCACCGGACAAGAACGCTGCGTCCATCCAGGCAGCCCTGACCGGCCGACAGAGCTGGAACACGTAAACGCTGAACTGAAGCTGTTCGATGCGGCGGCGGAAGTCGTTCAACAGCACCCGGAGCACCCGGTCGCTGATGTCGCCCATGTCACCGGTGAGCATTTCGTATGGCAGGCCGACGCCAACCGCGGCGGCTTGGAGCTGCTGTCGCATGAAGTCGACGTAGGTGTTGCCCGCGTCGGGCGGGTCCGAGAACTCGACTTCCTCCCCTTCCAGCAGTTCCTGCATGCTGCCGGGCTCCAGCCCCACCATCGGCGTTCCATCGGATGCCGCTGTGATGGGCTGTCCTGTAATGGGATCAATCTGCGCAGGGCCCTCACGCGCGGGTTTCTTGATGAACCCAGCGAACAGGTTCGCCACCTCCTGCCGGAACAGCACCGCGTCGTCGTAGCTGTCCAGCGACTTGAGCCGCAGCAGGATCGGAGCCAGCCTGGGGACTCCACGCAACTGACCGGCTTCGGTCGGCTCGTAGATGTGCAACACCTCGGAGGCTGGTATGCGGTGCAGGGTGTTGTAGGTGTAGCTGTTGGTCACCGTATCCCCCGGATGGGAGGAGTACATCCAATAAGCGACACGCTGGCCGATGGCGTTGAACTCAATCCCGGCTCGCACCAGGTTGCCGCTGCGCGTTCGGAAATTCTTGTCGATGGGCACGTACTCGGCCGCCAGCAGCTGTAGCTGAAATGGAACTGCCAGGCCGTCTTCAGGCCGCCGGTAACGGAACCGTACGAAGCACTCGCCAACCTCCTCGACCATCCTGGCAACCAGCGCCTGCTGGCCATAGAAGTCAGTCAGATTGTCGGCGTCCGCCTCGTCTACCCAGTCCTCCCAGAGTTGCCGGAGCGTGCTGCGCGCACGGTCGTCTTTGATCATCGCTCGCGGCGTGATGCCGGTTCCGATGATGCTGCTGACCCGTTTGTCGATGGCAGAGAACCCATAGGGGTTGTTGCGCACCGCCGCCTTGGATCGTTTGCGCAGCGCCGGGAGAGCCGGCAGGGCGATGGTGTTCAGTGCCCCTTCCGGGGCATTCCACTCAGCAGCGCGACGGCCGGTTCCGGCACCTTCGTAGTTGTTCCGAAACCGCTTTGGCATGACTCGATGACGTGTCATCAAATGCCCTTCCCTTTGCTGTAGAGCCGAGTAACCATCGGGCGCCGGGCTGCCGCCGAGGCTTCAGCGGCAGCGGCCTTCGCATACTCAGCTTCGAGCATGCGCAAGCTGGCCAGCTGAGCCCTATCGACCTGGCGATCACCGCGGCGAACGGACTGGCCGTTCTGCAGGATGTCGTTGATCGCCGCCTGGACTTCTTCCAGGCGCTGCTGTGCTGTGCTCATGATTTCCTCGTGACTATCGACGACTCAGATACCCGCTACGCGTTACGCGGCGAGCGACCTGCGGTTGTGGTGACGGCGTTGCAATCGATTGCAACGCGGGCGTTTGCTCGGCCGGGCGCACAGGTTCGGTGGCCGGGCTGCGCTCTTCGCTGACGCGTTCCGCGAAGAGGCTGCCCTGGCTGACGGTAGACCGCAGCTTGCCCCACTCCCCTGCGCGATAACGATCCAACCCCAGGAAATGGGCGGCGGCCAGGTTGTACACCAGCAGGTCCAACGCCTCGTTACGCTCGGCCTTGCCCTTCACCCACACGACTCGCTTGTGACCTTTCACATACACGGTCAACTTCCGCTCAACCACCGCCTGCTCGTAGAAGTCATCCGGCAGGTCAGCCGAAAAGTGCAGGGCGCCAGGTCCTTCGCGGTACGGGTAGCGGTTGTAGATCCAGTCCTTTGAGGTGTCCGTACCCACCATCCAAAGCTCTGCACCCTGCTTCTCGGTCTTGCCGAGCCGCGTGACGTCGACCTTGGAAGGACGCTGAGCCAGCACAGGCCGGCCGGGCTTACTGGCCCCTTTCACCGCAATGACCCCGCGCCAGCGCCGCAATCGGGTGAACTGATACACCTCATCGGTGTGGTGGCCACCGGAGTCGATTGCCGTCGCACAGATGGCGAGGGAAACGCCTGATGCGTGCCGGTACGACCGTTTCAGCCTCTCGTCCAGCAGGTTCCAGGTACGCTCGTCGGCGGGGTCTCCGGGAATGACCTGGAAGTCCACGACCCAACGTTCCAACCCCTCACCCCAACCGAGCACCAACATTTCCAGGCGGTTGTGCTGGACGTCCACCGCGGCCGTCAGAATCAACGCTCCGGCCGGGACCTCGCCGAGACGATAGTCTTCGGCGCGGGCCTTCAGCTCTGAGGCCTTGGTCTGCTCTTGCGCCGAATCCCAGACCAACGCCAGGCGGGTGTTGTAGAACACCTGCATGGGTTCGGCATCGCCGCGATCCAGCGCGCGCTTGGCCTGGGTGTATTGCTTCGCGAGACTCGCCCAACTTAGCCAACCCAAAGGCGAATAGAGGGCGTTGAGATGGAACCCGGCGGTTTCCCCATCGCCAGCGGCGGTCGCCCGCCATTCCCCGGCTGCCAGCATGTCCGTCTTGTGGTGCTCTTCGATCAGCGCACCGCATTCAGGATTCGCGCAGAGATAATCGACGCGGCTGAAATCCTCGTTCCACTGGAGGTTCTCCAACTCCAGCACCTGCTTTTCGCCGCAGTGAGGACAGGGCACGAAGTACCGGCGCTGGTCGCTGATCTCATAGAGATCGGCGATCCGCGAAGCGCCCTTGATCGTTGGCGAACTGGAGAAGTAAAACTTGGCCTTGCGGCCGAAGGTTGTACCCCGTGTTTCAGCCAGCTCGATCGGATCGCCTTCGCTGTCGACGTTTACATCCCAGCGGTCGATCTCGTCGCCGTAGACGTATCGGGCAGACAACTCGGCCAGGTTGGCCGCAGAACCAGCGGTCGTGCAATACAGCGTCCCGCCTTCGAACTCCTTGGTATCCAGGGTGTTGCGCGAGTCGCGCGACCTCGGTTTGGCCACACGCTCGTACAGCTCGGGAACAACCTTGATCGTTTTGTCGATCCGGCTGGATACCCGTCGGGCCAACTTCTCGCTGGGCAGGAGCGCTAGGATGTTGGCCGGCGCCATGTGGATGCAGCCGCCGATCCAGTTCAACGCAATCTGCGTCTTCATCATCTGCGAGGCGACCATGGTCACCACCCGCTTATGCGGGTCCAACGGCGACAGGCATCGCATCGGCTCGCGAGCGAATGGCGTGCGGTCAGTGTGGTACTTCCCCGGCTCGGCCGCGCCCGTGTCCTTCGGAATGCGCTGGAACTCGTCAGCCCACTGGTCGATCCACAACTCCGGGTCAGGCTTCAGACCCCTCAAGTATGCCGCACGGTACGTTGCGGCACCGTCGGCATACGCATGTTCCATGGTTCAGTTCGGCTCAGCAGCCGCCTCTCCCAATTCGGCATCAAGTTGAACAAGCCCTTCGGCATCTTCGAGAACTCGGCGAAGCACCTCGGTGAGGCGTCGCTCCATCGCCCAGGTGTCAGTGATCGCCACCAGCTCGCCGGAGACCTGAGCAGGCAGACCGAGCAACAGATCGCGCAGCGTGCGAGCAATGGCGAAGGCCGCCCGGTCAACGGCCTCGCGCTCCACAAGAGCACCGCGCCCCTTGAGGAACTCATCTTCAGCAAGCCGGGCCAGGTAGTACTCCCGATGAGCACGCGCTTTCTGATACCCGTCACCGTTGGCAGCGGGCGGCGAGGCTGTCGCAGCCGGAGCGATCAGGTCATGAACCCCCTTCTGGGCACGCTCGCGCTGGTGGCGATCCGCAACGCCCGACTTACTGGGGTCAGCCGTAGCCGTGAGCAGCGCTTCTGTTGCTTCGACGTCGACCTTGCCGTCGGGCGTCAGCACCAGGCGCTCTTGCTTGGCGAGCTTGGAGACGTAGGCGCGGGACCAGCCTTTGCTATCGGCGTATTCGGATTTACTCAGAATCGTCATCGGATCACCCTGTTAACCACTTAACCGCCCATGGTTAACCCGATTAACCCCTGTTAACTAACTCTCGGAGCCTTCCACTAGCGCGAGAGCGGGGCTCGAATTACCCTTACGGAGGCCTCTACCCAGGGGCCCCTGGCCCCGCACCAGAGCAGGGCGTCACCGACGTCGAGTCGCGACGGCGCGAGCCAACGCCAGCTCGAACTGGATCGCCAGCTGGTCGTCCACCACCTGATCGGCGATGCCGAAGAAGTCCAGCTCGCGGGCGTAGCCCGGACGACCGACGAAGGCCATGATCAGCTTCACCTTGTCCTTGCCTCGCCCTGTTCGCTCACCAATGCCGATGGCCTGCTTGGCGCTGCCCCGCCCCTCGTACATCACGAAGAACCGCTGACGGTTGCCGATGCTGCGCTTGCTGTCGGTGCTGTTGGCGTACTTATCGAACTGCGCCCCAAGGCCCGACAGCACCTTCTGAATCTGGCCTCGACCAATGTTTCCGTACGCATCCAGCTTCGCATCGCGGCCTGGCACCAGGTACTTATTGGCCGGCAGGATGCCCTTGGCCCGCAACAGCGCCTCGCTGCGCTTGTCCTGACGCGGGCCGCCGTACACCTGCGGTGTGAGCCAGCGGGTCGCGGGCGACGCCTTGTCCGCCTCGTTCTTCATCCAGACCCGGGCGACCAGCTTCTGCTTGGTCGCGGGGAAGAGGCGGAGGCTATCCAAAGTCCAGCGGGTCGGCCGGTCGAACACCGACCGCATCTCATCCTCAAGGCGCGTCTTCACCAGCTTCGCCGTCTCGGTCAGCGCGAGCGCCGTCACGAATGGCAACTGGCGCTCCAGGTCCTTCAGATCGTCAAGCCGCTCCCGAAGCCCCGTCGCCTCGATGCGGATCATCGCCCGATGCCCTGGCGCCGCCGATCCACCCCATCCCACGGCTGCGGCTCCGGCCGCAGAACCCCGGCGAGATTCCCGCTGGCCCGCCACACCGACCAGGCGAACACCGCGAGCAGCACCACCAGCGGCCAGGCTGGCGCGGGGATATGCAACCGGCCCTGCAGGATCTCGATCATCGCCGAGCCCGCGCACCCCATCACCACGACAGCGGCAACCGACATACCGCGCCGGAAGCGCGCCCCGTCCCGGCGATACGTGAACAGCCGGACGAACAGGACCGCGCAGAGCCAGAACACCAGCTGCGTCAGAATCAGGCTAACCATCGTTGCCACCCCCCTTGCCATCGGCCAGGCCACGGCGATTGATCGCCGCGAGCGATATCGTCACCACCAGCAGGGACGCGCCGAACGCGGCAGGGCCGGGGAACGCGAAGGGCCGAGCGCCCATCACCTCGATCTCGCCGATGGCCGGGGCGAACATGTACCCCATGACGAACGACGCCACGAAGAAAAACACACGGCGCAACAGCGGCAACTCCGCCGTGGTCGTGAAGTAGATCAGCGCGCCGAACAGCGCACCGACCGCCGCCTCCCCGTTGACCCCCGACAGCACCCCGGCCATCCCAACACCGACCGCACCGGCCACCACAACGCCGCTCGGCTCACTCATCACGCAACCTCCCAAGGGGCCAATGGCCAGAAGAAGCCCGCACCAGGCGGGGAATGCCGGCACGCGGCCAACTCGAATAGGTGCCGGCTTGCGCCGGCGGGTGCTGGTGACCAGGGCTTGCGGGCGCCCCTCAGCACCGGGGGAGAACAGGCATAAAAAAACCCGGCGCAGTGGCCGGGTTCGGTTGTTTCGTCGTGGCTCCGTGCTTCCGCACCTCTGCCACCGTGCCTACGTTGTACCCCTCGATTCTCATGGCAGCAAGGGAAAACTAACGCCATGCGCGAATAAGTGGGTTAGATGCCAGCAACGTCCAGTGAATACCCTGTGAACGGCATTCTAGAGCGCACTGACCGTCTCACCGCGCCCACCTCTGAATCGTGCAGTGGGCCAAAAACCCCCGCGTCGTTACTGGCGTCGTCCCACTGTCCCACTTGTCCCGCTTCTTTTCTCACGTACGTAAGAAGAGAGATAAGAAGAACGCGCGCAAAACGCGCGTGCGCGTGTGCGCGCACATGACGCACAACGGGGATAAGGTGGGACGGTGGGACAAACCCAAGGACGGCGCGGGACAGAGCCCGACCCACTGCAACAAAATGCAGTGGGCCAAGGCCGGACAGTGGGCCAGAGCGCCGCGAACTCACGCTGCGCGCTCCAGCAGCATCGACTGGATGAATTCATGGGCCTCATGCAGCCGGCGATAATACGCCGCCCGGCTGAGACCGCAATACGCCAGCTTCTGCGAATCCAGACTGTCCCGGTTCAGATAGTGCTCATGCACCACCACCCGCAACGCATCCGGCAGGTGCTTGTTGTAGATCAACTCCACATCCGCCGTCCTGTCCCAAGGGTCGCGAGGCCCTCCCCCACCCCGCACAAGCTCCCCACGCGTGGCAATCAACAGGGCGATGATATTGCCGCCCCCACCCGGCAGCGGCACAGTGCCGCCGGAGTGCAGCTCATCCGCCCACCGCTGCAACAGCTCATCCATCGCCCGGATCAAAACGGCATCTCCTTCGCCTGCGGCGGCAGCTCGGCCGCCCGCCGCCAATCCTTCGGCCGCCGATAGCCCCACGGCCTGTTCTTCGACTTCCCGGACGACGGCAACCGCTCCCGACGCCAACCCAGGCGATGCATGATGTGCCCCACTCGCATCTGCTCAGGCTTGCCCCAGTGGCCGAAGTCCAGGTTCAAGGCCTCCCCCAGCACCTTGTCACTGGTCACCGTCTCCCCCACGTAATCCTCCAGCCACGGCAGGATCTTGTGCTCCCAGGCATCGACCGTATACCGCGCGTCCTGCTCCTCCTCGAACACGGCCTTCTCGTGCTTCTCCACCCACCAGATGTCCCCGGCCTGGTAGCAGAACATCGCCTCGGCCCAGAGCTGGTCGCGAATCTCCCGCAATGCCTCGTGCTCCACCTTCTCGCACAGCACCGGCCAATAGCGCCGGTTGCCGGTCGTGTCCTTCAGATACTCTTCCTGGTTTGTGGTGCCGGCGAACACACACTGGCGTGGCACATCCGCCGTCCTGCGGCCATAGCTCTCCCGGAAGGTATCGGTAGACGCGGAGAAAAACTGCTTGGCCTTGGTCGAGTCGGCCTTGTTGAACGCATCCAGCTCCCCCAGCTCCACGATCCACTTGCCGCGGATCATCTGGAAGGCTTCCTTGTCACCGAGCGTGAACGGCGTATCCATGAACCACTCGCCGCCCAAAATCGCCAGCAAGGTCGATTTCCCCTCGCCCTGCCCGCCCTCGAGGATCAGCACGTTGTCCACCTTCGAACCGGGCCGCATGATCCGCGCCACCGCGCCGATCATCCAGCGCTTGGCCACCTTCATGCTGTACGACGTCAACGGCACGCCGCACACCAGGTACAGCCACGACTCAAGTCGGGCCGTCCCGTCCCACGTCAGCCCCTCCAGGTAGTCCCGGACGGGGTGGAAGCTGTTCTTGCTCGCCACCACGCTCACCGCCTCCAACACCGAGGCGGACTTCACCAGCAGGCCGTACTGCTGCGCGAGCCACTCCACCGTCAGCATGTCGTGCAGGTCCGTCCACTCGCCGGGCTGGCCACCGAAGGGCGGCGTGCGCAACGCCATCGTCTTCGAGGAAAACGTGTTGTAGCCCAGCACGCCCTTCCAGCGCTCATCGTTGCCCAGGATCAGGCTCACGTTGATCATGTGGGCACACAGCGCGCCATTGCTCGTGCGCAACAGCAAGTCATACCAGCCGCCATCCGCACGCGGCCGGACAACCGCCATCACCTGGCGGCGAACCGCATCCAACCCCTCCGCGACGTGCAGGTCATTCCAGTCGGTCCACTTCTCCTCGCGCTCGCCGGCAAACACCGGCACCACGAACTGGCCGCCCAGGATCACCGCGGCGTTCTCCGCCTTCTCCACACCCGGGTTCCAGGGCGTGGTCTTGTCCGGCCGAGTGGTCTTCCAGTCGTCATCCGCGCAGAAGATCAAGGGCCGCCCGGGGAACTCTTCCCGCAGCGCCTTCCCGACCGGCAGCAGGTTGCCGGCATCGAACGACACCGCCACGCACAGCGACGTCGCCATATGCAGGCTGGCGCCGGTCGCGAACCCCTCGCACACCAGGATCGGCTCACCCGGTTCCGGCCGAGGGCCGATCAGATGGTGCGCGCCCTCCTTCTCCATGCCCGCGGGCCAATACTGCTTGTCGCGCCCCGTATCCGCCTGGCGCTCCGCGTGGATCACCTGCAGGCCGACCACGCCACCAACGAAGGTCCGCATGGGCACCATACACGTCCCGTTGCGCCCGTAACGCACCCCGAAGCCGATGATTTGCTTCCGGTCCAGGTACGCCGACCGCCCCTTGTCGGGCAACTTCTCCCACATCCCCGCCGCACGTTTGGCAGCTCGCCGCGCAGCGTGTCGTTTGGTCTCCGCTGCCTTGCGCTTCGCCTCCTCCTGCCGGGCACGCATCAAGTCCCGCTCTTCGGGGGTCAGCTTCGTACCCTTCACCTTCAGCTTCTGCGACTCCTGCTGCCGCCAGTCGCCATAGGCGCCGAAGTACAGCGTCTCGCCCTTCTCGGTCATGTACTCATGCAGTACGTACCAACCGTTCTTCTCGCCGGCCTTGTCGCCACTCGCCGGGCAACGGGTCAGCTTGCCGAACACCCAACTCTGCCGGGGGCTGATCGGCTCCAGGCCGTACGCCTGGAGCTGATCGAGCACGTAGTCCAAGGGGTTGTCAGCCATGAGCAACCTCCAGGCGCTTGAACTCTACAACCCAGACCCAGGGGTTGGTCGCCCAGGAATCGACTCCGTTGACCGACACCCAAAGCTCGCGCCAGGCGTCGAAGGGATCGATCCAATTACCGGGGCCAGGCTCGCTCTCAAAGGCGTGGTAGTAGTACTCACCATCGCCGTGATGGATGCGATTGATACCCTCGGCGATATAACGACTTTCGAAGGCCGTCTCGCCGTCGCCATCCTGCAGGCGCTCGACACGCACCGAAACGATCTCCAGCAGGATGCGGCTAACCCAGCGGGGCATGTGAATGGATGGGCGCGCTTTACCCGGCGTGATCATGGAGCATCCAGTCTGGCGGGCACCTCCATCCGCTAGGTATAGGATTGGCTCGCCTTGGCTCAGGTCTCGCGGCGCAACCGCATCAACCTGGGCGTCAGCTGCCCAACTCTCACGAACCCATAGCCGGTCGCCTAGCTGACCGTATGGGCAAACAATCTGCCCGTGGAGGCCCGCGCCCAGGGTTTTGAACGGGGTTGTCGGGTCGGCCATCGAGCCAAGGAAATCTGGCGGCGGCTTGATCGCCCGCCGCGTGACAGTCTTCCGCCCTTCGAGAATGGCCCGCACCATCGGGCCAGTGAACAGAATGGGGCGCTCCTTCATACCGCGCCCTCCCGCCCAATCTCGGTCTGTTCGGCCAGCGTGAAGACCACACTCCACTCCCGCATACCATCGATGGTCTTGCCATCCCGGTCGTCGTTCCAGTCGCTGTACAGCGTATGCTTAACCGAGACGTCACTGGCTCCAGCCCCCTTGAACCAACCGGCCACAGCGGCCGAGTCGTTGAAGGCGCTGTCCCAGATGTACAGGACGGACTCGAAAAGGCCATCGGCGGCCTCGCTAATGATGCAGCACTCACCCAAGCTGCCGGAGGTAGGGCAAGCGCCTTCGTGCATCCGGCCATTGATGATTTCCAGCATGTTTTCGGGAATGCTCATACAGAACCATCCCCCTCTGCACCCTCGGCGTCGATCCGCTTGCCGCAGTGGTGGCAGTAATACTGGCCGTGCTCTTCGGGCTCCCCGCCATCGGCCAGGTGCCAAGTTACGCCACAGGCAGTTTCGTAGGCGCCGGTATCTGCATCACGCACCCACTTGCATGCCTGCTGCTCGGTCTCCGCCGGGCGGGCAGCACCGGCCAATACCTGTGGGTCCACACCACGCTGATGCAGCATCATGCAGAAATTAGCCACATCCTCGAACGTGCCTTCGTTGCCCTTGCGCAGGTGCCTGACCAACATGCCGGCCAATGTCTCAACTCGGCACCTGAGCGGCTTATCCCAGCCGCTGCGGCCCTTGGCACGAGCCGCTGCCAGCTTGATCTTCATCGCTGCGGCGAAGCGGTCCACGGCTGCATCGTCAGGGTGCTGCGGGGCCGTCTGCGCGATGGCTTCGCGCCACGCTTGCAATGCCTCCTGACTATCGGGGTCGTGCTCAGTTGCTAGCCACTGGCGCAGCTCGTCATAGAGTCGCTGGCCGGCACTTAGAATGTGCTGCTCGGTCTGCGCAGGGCTGTCGAATACCCGCTGCGCTTCCGGGAAGCCATCGCGCAGCTTCATGGCCGCAAGCAGAGTATTCAGCGAGCATCCGCACCTGATCGTCGTTGCTGGTGGCAGCATCACGTCGCATGGAATGAGTTGCTCACCGGACGCCTTCGCAATAGGCGCGGCGTTCAGGCGCGCCACTTCGTCCAAGGCGTCGTTGTATGACTCCGCAAGCTGAGTGGCGAACGAGTCGCCTTGCAGGACATTGGCGCGAAGCGGCATGCAGATAGGCTTCTGCTTAGCCTGCTCCAACTGCCTACACAGCTCCTCTATATCCGCCTGAGCATCCTCGACCAGCAGCATCACCTGGTGCATCTGCGCATATTCGGCGATGTGCTTGGCCGAAACCCCGGCCCATTGTTCACGAGTCTTCCGCATCACCACGCCCCCCGCTCGATCCAATCCTGGCACTCCACGCAAAAGCGACACCCCGGCGCCGCCACACGGCGGGCCTCCGGAATGTCACCGCCACAGCTATCGCAGCTCAAAGCGGAAACACCGCCGGCCGAGGGCTGGCGGGCGGCGAAGATGGCGGACAGGCGTTCCTGTTCCAGCTCGCTGGCAATATCGGCACGGTCAGCCATTGTCCTGGCCCTCCGCATGCTGCTGCCGGGCGCGGAACAACAGGCCGAACACCGCCTGAGCCATCCGCACTGTCAGCAACTCCAGCTCGGCCAGCTCATCCAGGTCGATGCGGTTATCCTCCAGGCTCGCCGCTACCTGGCCGGCGAGGTCAGACTCCCGACGCAGCATCTCGCCGATGCCGGACACCAGCGACGCAGGAGAACTTCCCGGCTGCAGGTCGCGCACGTCCAGCCAGATCGCATCCCCGAACGCCATGCACAGCGAATCCATCACCCGCGGGTCGCGGGTCAGCGGCAGGATCTCCTCCAGCTCCGCGACATTCAGCGTATGGGTGGGATGGGTAGGGCTGAGCTTGTGTTGCAGCGTGGTGGCGTTGCGCCCCACCGTCGCGGCGACGGCGGCGGCGCCGCCCGGGTACTCCCTCACCGCGTGATACAGCGCGAGTTCGAGCGGGAGGATTTCCCGCCGCGCCCGCTCAACGCAACCGAAAACAGTGCGTCCCATGGCATTACTCCCCAACAGGTTGCCAGTGCCACGGGGTGAGCAAATTGCTACAGTCGCACCCGTGGTCACTCGCAAGGTGGTCACAGGCGGCCGGGGAATCCCGCAAAGAAGACCCGAACCGCCACCCGATGGCGAGGCAGCAGCTCCGCTGCCACCCCGCCGTCACAGCCAGCAGCTCGTGGTGGAGAGGCTGGCAACCCGAGGCATCCGTGCCTCGGTGGGTGCGATGGCCGAGCGTGGTGTACTGGTGTGCTCGCGTGCGGCCAACGCATCCCCCGGTTAGCCCCCGTGGTGGGGAGGCGCCGGGAGGACCGGGCGGCTGGTGAGGCCGCCCGGTTTTTTATGCGGCCGCAGCCTCCATCGGGAGGTCGGGCGGAAATACGTCATCCAGCGAACAGGTCGCCCCTAAGCGGTTGAGCGCTCTGACAATTTCCCGGCACTCGGCGAGGCCAGGCACACGGCGCCCCGCTTCGTAATTGCTGAGCCGGGTCTGAGTCCAACCCAACGCGGCGAACAGCTCTCTCTGGCGGATGCCGGCTTGGCCACGGATCTCTTTAATTCGATTCACGATAGGGTCACTCCAAGAGTTACGAGCGCATCCTAACCACGATTCGTGATTATTTCAACACGATAAGTGAAAGAGAGAGATTTCAGTTCGTGATAAAAAATCACACATGAACACACTCGGCGACCGCATCGCCCGCTTCCGCAATGAAAAGCGCATGAGCCAGGCCAAGCTGGCTCAGGCGTGCGGCTGGGCATCCCAATCCCGCATCGGGAACTATGAAAAGAACCTCCGGCAACCCAACCTGGACGATCTACAGAAGATCGCCCGCGCGCTGGAGTTGAGCGTCGCCGAACTGCTCGGGTCCTATGCCGTACCCGGTTCAGGAACGCCCGGCATCGCTGAACCCACCGGCCGTTATGGTCTTACCCCGGATGCAACCGGAGCAGTGAAAGAAGGGACTGTCCCAGTCGTGGGCAAAGCCCAACTCGGCGACAACGGCTACTTCGAAGCCATGGATTTCCCACCCGGCCATGGCGATGGTTTCCTCCAAATCCATAGCGACGACCCTAACGCCTATGGCTTGCGCGTGGTCGGCGACAGCATGCATCCCCGAATCAAGAACGGAGAGTTCGTGCTGGTCGAGCCGAACAAGCCCTTCTTCAGCGGCGACGAAGTCATGGTCAAGACCCGAGACGGCCGGTCGATGATCAAGGAGTTCATCTACCTTCGCGACGGTATGTACCGGCTGGATAGCGTCAATGCCGAACATGGGTCGATCCACATCCCTGAACCCGACGTCGAGAAAATCCATCTGGTCGGCGGCATCCTTAAGTCATCACGGTTCGTGTACTTCACACTCGACGATTAATCACAATATGTGTTGACAACATAAACACGTTGCGTGATATTTGCCTCGTCTCACCACCACTGAGTCGAGGTAACACATGCACACCGCCACTTTGCACGCCCATCCGGCGTGCGACATTGACCGCATCTTCAAGCTTCGCCGCGCCGCTGAAATGGCCGGTGTCCGCTACATCCCCCGCAAACCCCGCCTGATCAGCAGCAAGCCCCAGCCGGCTCCCTTCGACCCGAATGACGGCGGGAGGGCTGCCTGATGAGCCTTTTCACCCTCTCGGAAAACGCCATCCAGCGCCTTGCTGCCCAGGTCAACCTGTCCGGCACGTTCAACCACATCGCACGCTCGGCCAATGGGCAGCATCAGGTTTCGATCCGCCTCACTACCGACCGCGGCCCAGAACTGACCCTGGCCACCGTCGAGATGGGCGCCGAACGCCACAGCATTCGCCTGTCCAGCACCGACCGTGCCCGACATCTCACGCTCGCCGAGTTCATCGGCGACATCGCCAACGGTCGCGTAGACCGCGCCGTCACGGCGCCGGCTCGCCGCAACGCCGCGTGAGGTGCCCATGCACCTGGACCTCCAAAAAGCCGCAAAACGCCTGGGGCTGACCCGCCCCAAGCTGATCGAGCGCATGCAGGCCAAGGGCCTGCTGGACAGCAATAACCTGCCCGCCCACCCGGTACGGGACCGCGCCTACCTCCGCATCAGGGAAGGCCAGTGGTTCCACCCGCAGTGCGGCATGCAATACAGCCGGTCCTGCAAGGTCACCGAGGCCGGCGTGCGCTGGCTCGCCGAACAACTCGGCATCGACCTGCCGATGCCGCCACCCACACCGGACCGCCGCGATGTCGCCTGACGCCAGCGGCACCCGCCCCCGCGAGTACGCCCGCCAGGTGCTCGCCCTGCGCACCCTGGAGGAGCGCAGGGCCGCCCTTGAGAACGTGCCGGCCGAATGGCGGGAGCTGGTGAAAAAACACGTGGAAATCGCCTGGAACCACCCCCGAGGAGGGAAGGCAAATGGATAACAAGCCCCGTAAGAAAACCACCATCAGCATCAAGCAGGGCCGCCAAACCCTACTGCTGCTCATTCGACCGCTTTGCAAAAGGACACGTGAGGCAGTCTCTGATATAGCCCGCAACACAGCGGCTGATCAAGCCTACTCCGCCCTTCTCCTGGCGTTAAGGATCGGCCTGATTGAAGGCTGTGAGTACCACAACCTGACCCAACTGGTAATCGATGCCAACTATCAACGCGCAATCGAGCTGAACTACGACCAGCCGCCCTACACCGGCGCCGACCGCGCCAAGGAATGTTGGCTGCAACAGAGGGCCGCGGCATGAACCGGTCCTTTCAACCAGGCGATCAGGCGCTCACCCTTCGCCCGTTCGGCAACATCCTGCCGGCCGGTTCCGTTGTCACCCTGATCGACCGCGCCGAACCCGGTGAGGAGTTCACCTACGCCGGTACCCGCTACCGCGTCACCCGTCCGGTCTGGGGCGTACGCGGCCAAGGCGGCGAGCCGGCCATCATCGCAGAGCGCTTCCTGATGCCGCTGCGCGGCGACGAGGAGCCGGAGCAACGCCGCCAGGCCAGCGAGGTGCCAGCATGAGCCAGCCCGCCAACCAGACGCCGCTGCGCCTGCTGCCAGCCCCCCGGCCGGATACCGTCGAGCTGCTGCACCGGACCTTCGGCGACGTGCTCATCCCCCTGGAAACGCTGCGCGCGCGGTACTTCCGCAACCTCAATATCGACACCTTCCGCAAGGCGCTGGGCGAACGCATCGCCCTGCCCGTCACCCAGCTGGACCCGTCCCGCAAAGGGGAAGAGTTCGTCGAGATCCACCACCTCGCTGCCTACGTCGAAGCCCGCGCCTACCAGGCGGACGAGCTGCTGGCCCGCGAGCAGCAACCGGAACAGGAGTAACCGATGGAACTCAACCTGGTCACCGTGGCCACCCTCAAGCACATCAACCTGAGGCAGGAAGGGCCGAAGGACGCGCCCGCCCTGGCCTTCGACCTGAAGCTGGTCTGCAACGTCGAAGCCGATGTCATCGACGACCTGCTCTGCGTCGACAACGAAGGCCAGGCGCTGGAGTGCTTCTGGAAGGACGACAAAGACGGCAAGCCCCGCTTCCCGCAGCTCTCCAGCCTGAGCTTCAGCCGCCGCATCAACGAGGTCGAACTGAACACCCTCGGCATGCACCTGCCGGGCTGCCGCCTGGGCGGATTCAGCTTCGAGGCCCTCGACGGCAAGCGCGCCAACTTGCAGTTCTCCTGTGCCGTCAGCCAGCCGCCCGGCAACGCCCTGCCGATCCTGGCGGACTTCCTCGCCCAGGACATCGAGATCGAGCTGCTCAGCCAACAGGGTGACCTGCTGGCCCAGCGTGAAGCCGATGCGGACCACGCCATCCCCAGGCTTCGCCCCGAAGTGTTCGACCGCGCCACCGAAGAGCAACTGAGCATGCTCCAGGCCATGGCCGCCACCCTCCCGGTCGGCCCAGTCGGCGAAGACCAGGACGAGCTGCTGGCCAGTGCCCGCGGCTTCGTCATCCGCAGCGACCGAGCCAGCATCAGCGCCATTCAGCGCTTTCTGCGCATCGGCTACAACCGCGCCGCTCGCCTGATCGAAACGCTGGAAACCGAAGGAGTCATCACCGCGCCGGGCCCGGACGGCACCCGCCACGTGCTGGCCACGCTGTAGACGCCGTAACCCCTACCGCCCCGGCTGCCACCACCAGCCAGGGCGACAACACCACCAAGGAGCACACCACCATGACACTGACGTACCCCACCCTGTCGCCCTGGATCATCCTGATCGCCTGCATCGCGATCGGCGTCATCATGTTCTGGGTCGGCTACCGATCCGGCCGCATCGACGGCTCGGAGGACGGCGAAGAAGAAGGCCGCGCCAAAGCCCTCACCGACCTGGAGCCGCGCTTCTCCGACCTGGAGCAACGCTACCGGGCCACCAGCGAGGCCAACGCCACGCTGCGCGCCCGCCTCTCGGCCGCAGAGGCCGCCCAGCTGAAACACAAGGCCGAACTCGAGGCCGTCCAGCGGGACGCCGACAACCGCGTGGCCCTGTTTGCCCACCGCGCCAACCCCTTCACTGCGGACGACGGCCACCAGCTCGACGCCATCGCCATGAAACTGGAGCTGGCCGCCAACACCTTCGCCGGCATCAACTGCGCGGACCATGCCCGCTTCGCCCGCACCCTGGCGCAACACGCACTCAACATGGCCGCGCGCCTCGGCCTGGCCCTTCAGGCTGCCAGCAAGCCCCTGCCGACGAGCCCGGAGCACCCTGATACCACGCTGATCCAGTGGCTCAGCCAGCATGCCGAGTACGCCTACGACGACGGTTTCTCCTGCGCCGAATTGCGCTTCTCGCTCAAGTCACCGCCCGGCACAGAGTCACTCCGGGAAATCATCCACCGTGCGCAGATGGAACAGGAAGCGCGCGACCTGTCGACCTGGGAACGGGTCGACGCCGAGTTTGCCCGCCAGGGCAACCTCGAAGCCCCCATGTACCCGTGAGGTGCCCCATGCGTCGCACCTTCCCCCTGCTGCGCCTCAGCCCCGAGGCCGCCGGCCAACTCCAGCACGACCACCAGCGCGCCATCCAGAAACTGCACGCCCTGGAGCTGGAACATGCCGAATTCGTCCGCCAGGTCCGCGCCCTGATCGGCGCCTCCGCGCTCTGGCAACTCCAAACCGCGACCCGCAACGCCGTTCTGCTGGACGCCCTGAAGAAGGAAGCCAAGGTATGAGCACCGTCATCGACCCTATGCGCGCAACCATCAGCCTGCACGGCCTGGGCTTCATCCAGGTGCAGCTGCAGGGCGACCTGAGGCTGCACGTATGGCACCCGATCCTCCCTCGGCGCGCCTGTTTTGAGCACTCGGCCATTCACGACCACAGATTCGGCTTCGTCTCCCGCGTGCTGATCGGCACCCAACGCAACATCGAGTACCGAGCGGAACACCGCGCGGACGGCACACATATGACCTATCTCCATGAAGGGCCTCGAACCCCTCGCGGCGGCCGACCATGGAAGGCCGATGGCCGCATCAACCTAATCGAGGATTCCATCGAGGACATCCCAGCCGGCGACTCCTATGTCATGAAGCCGTACCGCTATCACCAGACCCAACCGCTGGGAGACGGCAGGGTTGCGACCCTGATGAAGAAAACCAGCGAGGTGCCATACGGCGCGCGCTCGACCTGCACATACGGCGTGCAACCCGACGTGGACTTCGACCGCTTCCAATGGCCAGCCCTCCGCCTCTGGGCCGTCGTGCTGGACGTCCTGGGATCGGGCTCACTGGTGGCCGAGAGCAACCAGTGGGCACTGCAAGAGGAGGCCCGCGCATGAGCTGGATTCTCACCCACACCGGTAAGTGCTTCGACCTGCTCCACCCCAAGGCGGAACTGGTCAGCACCGTCGATATCGCCCACGCCCTGTCGCAGATGCCTCGCTTCAATGGACATGGCTACTGGCACTACTCCGTCGCCCAACACAGCGTGCTGGTCGCCGGCATCGTGCCCGAGCAAGACAGGCTCCCGGCCCTCCTGCATGACGCCACCGAGGCCTACATCGCCGACCTCACCCGCCCCTTCAAGCAGTTGCTCATGGAAGTGGCGCGGCAGCACACGGAAGCGTGGCTGGATATATGCGTCGACGCTGGAATGCCGCGCGATGTCGCCGGTATTAAGGCGGCGCTCATCCAGATACTCCCCGACTCACAGGGCCAGGGGCTGAGCATCCTATTGGACACCTATCGGCAGATTGAGCAGCGCATCTGGTTTGCCATCTGCGAACGCTTCGATATCGAGCCGGACCTGCCTTCAAGTGTGAAAGAGGCAGACATGGTGGCCCTGGCCACCGAAAGGCGCGAGCTGATGCCGGATCACCCCAGCAAATGGGAGTGCCTTGCCGGCTACCAGGCACTGCCCTGCAGCATCCCGCGCATGACACCACCCGAAGCGCGGCAAGCCTTCCATGACCAACTGCTGGAGCTGCTCGGCACCTCCCACCGCCGGAGGGCCTTCGCATGAAAGACCAAACCCTCGACCAGGCCATCATCGAGGCGGCCCGCTTCATCCAGGCCGCCAAGCAGCTCCGCACGGCTCGCCGTGCAACCGGTTATGACTTCGGGTCGCTCCCGCGTGAATCAGGCCTTGCGCGCCGCGCCTCGATGGACCTGACGCGCAAACTCGCCGATCTCCGGCAGGGACGGTGAGCACCATGAGCCGCGCCCACACCACCCTCGCCACCGCCCACACCCAAGCTCCGGCCGCGCGAAAGCGCGGCGGCGGCCTGGCCCAGGCGCTGGCACCTGCACAAAGCCCCGCAGGCCGCCCGCAGAGGCTCGCCGGTGGCGAGATAAACAGCCTCTGCTGCGTAGCAGCAGGCCTATTTCAAACCCAACCCACCGCCCCCGCAGGGGCGCATACCCCAACCGCAGGCGTGCGCCGGGCGCCCACCGTTGCTGCCCAGCTTCGCTTACACGTGTGCCCGCCCGCGCAGCTTGTCGTGGGGTATGGGCACCAGGGAGACCGCTCATGAGCACCACCTACATCGCCATGACCGTGGGCTTCGCCGCTGCCCTCGCCGCCACCGCACACCTCGCAGTGATGCGCCGGGAGCACTGGCGTGCAGCAGGTTACCGCCAGGGCCTGAGCGTAGGCCTCGCCACCGCCCAAACCCTCATTGCCGAGCTGCGCGTCCAAATCGCCCGCCTCCACGCCGAACTCGAAGCGCTTCGCCGTAAGGAAACGCCATGACCAACCTCTACCGCATCCACCCCCAACCCAGCTTCAACTTTGCCGGGCTGGTCATAGACAACTTCGCCGGCGGCGGCGGCGCGTCCACCGGCATTGAAATGGCACTCGGCAGGCCGGTGGATATCGCCATCAACCACGATCCCGAAGCCATCGCCATGCACGAGATCAACCACCCGCACACCAAGCACTATTGCGAAAGCGTGTGGGAGGTGGACCCACGCGAAATCACTGGCGGACGCCCCGTTGACCTCGCCTGGTTCAGCCCGGACTGCAAGCACTTCAGCAAAGCCAAGGGCGGCAAGCCGGTAAAGAAGGCGATTCGCGGCCTGGCCTGGGTCGCCATCCGCTACGCCGCCACCGTGCGCCCGCGCGTGATCATGCTGGAGAACGTCGAGGAGTTCGTCACCTGGGGACCGCTGGCCGATGGCCGCCCCTGCCCGAAGAACAAGGGCCGCACCTTCAACAGCTTCATCAACGCCTTGCGCCGCCACGGCTACCAAGTGGAATGGCGCGAGCTGCGCGCCAACCAGTACGGCGCCGCCACCATCCGCAAGCGCCTGTTCCTGATCGCCCGCTGCGATGGATTGCCGATCGTCTGGCCGGAAGCCAGCCACCTGCCGGCCGGCAGCCCTGAGGTCAAAGCCAAACAGGCCAAGCCCCAACGACTGGCGGCGGACATTATCGACTGGTCGCTTCCCTGCCCATCCATCTTCACCCGCAAGCGACCACTGGCCGAGGCCACTCTGCGCCGCATTGCCCGGGGCATTCAGCGCTATGTCATCGACGCTGCCGATCCCTTCCTGGTCAAGGTCAACCATGGCTATGACTATTTCCGGGGCCAGCCCCTGGACGAACCGCTGCAAACCATCACCAGCAAGCTCGGTACCGGGTTAGTGGTGCCCAAACTGGCGCCGTTCATCACCGAGCATGCCAACGGCAGTATCCAGCGGAACATGCCGGCCAACGAACCGCTGCGCACCATCTGTGCCGAGGTGAAGGGAGGGCATTTCGCCCTGATCGCCCCCGTGATCACCAAATTCCGCACCAACGACAGTGGCACCTCGGTTGAGGAGCCCCTGCCCACCGTGACGGCCAACAGCTTCATCAAGCGTCCAGGCGGCGCAGCACCGATCGGCTTGGTCGCCGCCTTCCTCGCCAAGCACTACGGCGGAAACTACACCGGCCCGGGCGCGCCGCTGGACGCTCCGGCTCCCACGGTTACCACGGTGGACCATAACGCCCTGGTGCTTGCGCACATCCAGCGCGACTTCGGTGCAAGCGTGGGGCACTCTGCCGGCGAACCACTGGGCACCGTAACCGCGGGCGGCGGCGGCAAGTCTGCACTGGTAGCCAGTAGCCTGGTCAAGCTGCGCGGGACCAGCCGCGACGGCCAACCAGTGAGCGAGCCTCTGCACACCATTACGGCTTCAGGCAACCACCTCGGCGAGGTGCGCGCCTTCCTGCTCAAGTATTACGAAACCGCCGTCGGCCAAACGCTGGACGCCCCCCTACACACCATCACCACCAAGCACCGCATGGGGCTGGTGATGGTCAAGGGCGAGCCCTACCAGATCGTCGATATCGGCATGCGCATGCTGGAGCCGCACGAACTCTACGCCGCCCAAGGCTTCCTGGCCGACTACATCCACGACCGCACCCTGACAAACCCGAGGCTCTCCAAGTCCAGCCAAGTGCGCATGTGCGGCAACAGCGTCTGCCCGCCAGTCGCCGCCGCCCTGGTGCGCGCCAACTTGGTGGACATTCAGCGGAGCGAGGTGGCAGCATGAATCAGACTCTGATCGTTTCGACCGACCAGGGCACCCCAGGACACTGGCAAGGCTGCCTGCGCGACCCCAGCTTCAAGATCCTCTGGCGTTGCCCGCACAGGCATACCAGCGGTTACCTGGAGGCCGCTGATTGCGCTAGGGCCGAACTAGAGCGGCGACACCCAACGCCTATCCACACCGGCCCCGCACCTGACGGTGCCACCCATATCGGCAAAGAAAGCGGTGATTTCTACCGACCTGATGACGAAGGCTACCTCGTTCAGGTCTATCGCCGTGGGCGATGGGTAGAAGAGCCCATGCACGCTCACAACTTGCTCGCCAGCTCATCCTTCATCGCAGTACGCGGAGCGCCTCCCAGGGAGCAGCTGCCAGAGCAAATGCCCGATACCCCGCGCGCCTACCTTCCCGAGCTGCAACAACAGATGTTCAACTTCGAAACACCGGCCGAGGTGGCAGCATGACTATCACCTCGCCCGTCATCCGCTACCACGGCGGCAAGTTTCGGCTGGCTCCATGGGTCATCGAGCACTTCCCACCCCATCAGGTGTACGTTGAACCATTCGGGGGGGCCGCCGGCGTGCTTATGCAGAAACCGCGTAGTCATGGTGAGGTCTACAACGACCTGGACGGCGATGTAGTCAACCTGTTCAGGGTTCTGCAGGACGCAGAGACCCGCGAGCAATTGACTGAGCGCCTGGTCCTGACGCCCTACGCCAGGGCCGAGTTCGAGCAGGCCTGGATCTTCACGGACGATCCGGTAGAAAGGGCCCGGCGAACCATCATCCGCGCCCAAATGGGCTTCGGCTCGGCCGGGGCAAGCAAGGGCACCACGGGTTTCCGCACCGATTGCTACCGGGCCTATGGCACCGCCCAACAGATATGGGCCCGATACCCGGAACAGATCGCCGACATCGGCCGCCGCCTCGCCGGCGTATTGATCGAGAACCGCCCAGCGATCGAGACCATGCTCGCGCACGACTCCCCCGTTGCCCTGCACTATGTAGACCCACCCTACATGCACGGTACTCGGGTACGCGGCGCCCAGAAGGGTCGCTACTACCGCCACGAGCTGGACGACAACCAACACGCTGAGCTGCTGACCACCCTCAACACACTGCAGGGCATGGTCGTACTCAGCGGCTACCCGAGCGCGCTCTACACCAATGCACTTGAAGGCTGGTCGACGAACAGCACCTCGGCCCGCATCTCAGCCGGCCGAGGCGGCAGTACCCGCCAGGAATGCCTATGGATTAACCCCGCAGCGATGGCTGCATTGCAGCAGCGCGGCCTGCCGCTGGAGGGAGTGGCATGAAGTCAGCGATCCCGAATCCACCCCTTGACGCCGCCACCATCAGCGCGAACGTCAGCACGGGATTTCAAGTTGCCACGAAGGACGGGAAGCCGGCGCGCATGGCAATCGTCGATGATGACGGCAACATCGTTGTGGCAGGGCCTGACGTTGCGTGGGCCGCGTGGTGTGTGTGTGTGGAGGTGCAGGAGAACTTCTGGCAGGGGCAGGGCCACTTGGTTGTACATAGCAGTCCACCCGGGGAAACAAAGTCAGCAAAGAAAGCAGCCTGACTTGCAAGAGCAGTTCATTATGAGAGGATGCGGTTGGCAGCACATCGCCAGCACGCACAAAGGAGACTCACGCATGTCGTGGAATACGGAAGATAACAAGCAAGAGCGCGGCAAGATCGACCAGATGTTCGTTTCCCTAACGGAAGAATGGGAGGTGAAACAGTTCGTCGACACTTACCTTACGAGAAGGGGCGGCGCCCTGACCGACGCAAACCGCAACATCATCATCAAACACATGAAGAGCTACCCTGGCAAAGCGCCCATAAAAAGGGATGATTTAAACGCCCACTTGGACAACATCATCACTGTAAAACCTGCCTAATCCGCACGCCCAGGCCAAAACCTGGGCGTCTTTCATTCATCAGTTTTGCAGCCTATCCGTCCCAGCCGTCCACACCCCGGTCTTTCGATCTATTCTCATCCAACGCCGCTGCCCGGCCTTGGATATCAGCAGCACATCGAGATGCTTGGCGCGCCCCTCGGCGGGAATCAAGCCCTTCATGTAAATGACGATGCGTTCGAAGGTGTCCATCATGAGTTGCCGAACCCGGTCACGAGCATCGACATCCTGAGCCTCTACCGCACTCGCCAAAGCCGCCCACCGCTGGGCGTCTGCAGGCGTCTGCCTTGTCGCAGCCCCCGCTAATTCGCGCTCGGCCTGCTGGAGTTCGACCTGGCCCTCCTGAATCTGCGCCTCCAACTCCCTCGCCTTCCTGACGAATGCCAGCGGCGCCGCCCCCTCACTCTCGCCGGCGAGCAAGGCATCCGTGACTCGAGCCAACTGCCGCTCCAGGTCCTCGACTCGCCGCCGAATGCCAATCACCCGCTGCCGCAGGTCCTGGCCTTGAACGGCCGGCTCATGTAGACGCTGTAGATTCATCTGATCGGAACAGTAGGCCATGACCGCCCGCTCCAAGGGCGCCACGCTCGTAGAATTCGCAGCACACGGGTTGCCGACTTGGGCCGAGGAACAGAGCATCCGCCGGTACGTATCCCGCAACCGGCCGGCCTCATCCACTTTTCCTTTTTGATTCATGGCGCAGACACTCAAGCCGCAATATCCACACCACGCCAGGCCAATACCGGTAATGATCCCAGGAATCGAGCCCTTGCCGCGCCGACGGTGACGCTGCCCGCTCAGATCCTGTAGCTCATCGAACTCATCCGCGCTCATCAGCGCCGGGTAGTACCCCTCAAGCAGATATTCGACGCCATCTACCGAGATCCGCTTTGCCCCCTTCAGGCCAACCAACCGAACAACCCTGTAGAGCTGCGCAGCACGGAAGCCCCACCCTTCCAAATCGAAACCACGGTGCACCATCAGCTCATGAAGCCGTTTGGCCCCCATTCCCTCCCTGTAACGGGCGAGCGCGAACAAAACGGCCTCCACCCGCTCCGGAATCAACTCCCAGGCGTTGCCATCCCACCGCACCCAGAAGGGGTCTGCGCCATTGCGAATCACCCCTCGGAATGTGCCGGCCTGCCAGCCCTCACACTGCCGGCGAATCGCGGCCTTGACGCGCTTGCTTTTGGTATCGCTTTCCTCGTGAGCGCGAATCATCACCAAAAGGCTATACACCAGGTCCATCGGCTGGGCCTTGAGGCGCTCCCGGTTGTACTCACGCCCATCGCTGGCGGTCACCACAGTGATGCCCGCGTTGATGATTTGAGCCAGCTGCGCCTGGGCCTGAATCGGTTCCGCCCGACTCAGCCGGTCAAGCCCCTCGACCACCAACACAGAGCCAGGCGCGATCCGCCCGTCATCTACCGCCTTCAGAAAGACTCCAAGCGCCCCCTGGGTGACGTGCCGCTGGTGAAAAGCGGACAACCCCTCATCCCTCAACGAAAGGGATTCATCCAGCTGCAACCCCCGCTCAGCAGCCCAGGCCCTGGCGTACTGCAT